TAAAGCTCCAGACCCGATAAATGATGATTTCAGGATGCCTTTCGGGAAATACAAAGGCGAAAGAATTGGCGACACCCCGGTCAAATATTTGCATTTTTTGTGGTCCCAACCCGGATTCGACCGCAAGAGTCCGGTGGGTCTTTACATCCAAAACAACCTGTCTGCACTGGAGACAGAGAATACGGATTTGATATGGACGTGAGCAAGCCACGACCAGCAGAAGAGTGGATGATGATTCTTGGCTTCACCACACATCCCACGTTGAGCGGCCCGATTGAACTCGCAGAGCGAAATGTCTCCATTGTCACGTCCACCGATATTCGCAACATCCAACTCGACGCCTTCCGCGCCGGGATGAGGCACGCGGCGGGACTTGCTGGGCCAAGCGCATCGGGGCATGTCTACCTTATTAGGGAGGGCGCAATCATGGCGAAGCGCGCCATCCTCACCGCCGCCGACAACCTGAAGGAGTTGCCATGAGCTTAGATCGTGAATGCCGGATCGTGCTGTATATGACTCTGGCCCCATTGATTGGCATACTGACGGCAATCATTTACACTGATATGACCATCCTCATTCCCCTCTTCCTCTTGCTGGTTCCGTTAGCTATCATGGCATGGATACTTTGGGGCTTGAACCGGAAGCCCAAAGTCAGGTTAAACCCACAAGTGGGTACGCCTGAACCCAAAACCCCGGATGAAGGACAAAAACGGACATGATCGAAAAAACGATAACAAATGAAGAAAAGGTAAAGGCAACACTGGCCCCAATCACCGGCACTGAAAAGCCAGCAAAGCTTGATGGCAAGCCTGTATGGGAAATCGTCAGTGGATTCTCAAAGCTGGAAGTGGCTGAAGATGGAATGAGTGCCTACCTGATTTCCTCCGACGATCCCGGTGATACAGTTTACATGGTAACGGCGGACGCTGACCTGGGAGAAGGCAGGGAAGAGGTTTCAGACACAATCAAACTGACTGTGGAAGGGGCACGGGCCAAGAACCTTGGACTGGTTGCTGGCACGCCTGAACCCAAGTGAATCTTTTGGGATGGTGAGGGGGAGCGACTACACGTACAACCCTTGGCTGGGAAGCATGTGCGCCATGATCCCTCACTGTCCCTCTCACATTATGAGAATATTCCTTCTGTTGTTTTGCTGGGTGGGACTGGCCTGTGGACAGGAAACAATGCCTGCCATTACGAACGGGGTAAACGTGGTGATTGAGGCAAAGACCAACCTGATTTCAGTGGGCAAGTTTTATCCCAATGGCATCGAGCCTCCCTACATCCTACATCATCCACAAGTAGTGAGCAATCACACCCTGATCTGGATGTACAGAATTCCCGGTGGATCATCCCCTCAACGATTCGAGCACACGTTTTACCAACAGTTCGGACCAATTGACACCAACGTTCTGATCAAAACCCCAATCACTTCACCATGAATCGCATGAGTGACAGGATCAACAGAACAAACCCTACCACCCCCACTGCGTACCCCCATCCTCCCTTGATCCCCTGTCTTTCAGACTGGAGGGTGTCGATCTGTCGCTTTAGTTCCCCAATTCGCTCATTCATGGAATTGACGATGACTTCGACTTCAGCCCTGGGCATGAGCAATCGCTGCTGGTCAGCCAAGGTTGCCCTGAACTCATTAACCCCCTCCAAACGTCGCTCAATGGCTGTCTCTGCCTTTTGCACGGCTTTGTCTGCACTGGACATGGCCAGCAGGAAAGACTTCTCCAATGCAGCGTGGCGCTCATTGTACCGCTTCTCCCGTTCATCCATGATGGCCAGTAATTCGTTCTTTGAATCCATTTTAGTATGATAGCCTGTACCCCATGAAAATACACATCATCAAGTTCCTCCCACTGCTCCTGCTGACTGCCTGCCAAACATCTACCAAAGTAAAAGTCGTACGTGAGTCAGTCGTACCGTACGTGCTGGTGGTCAATGGGCAGACCAACGTGTTTTACGGAACCAACAAACACAACGCATCCCTGGACCGATTATCGTCTGGCCAGGCCGTGCAGTTACAGGGGCTGGAATTCAATACGAATGGGACGTTCTCGCTGGGAGGGTATGCCAATGATGGAGGGGCAGCCACGATGGCTGTGTTCTTGAAAGGAATGGCCGAACTGTTGAAAGAGGCTGCTGAAGGAATGGCCAAGGGTGGAGTGAAAGGGATGAAGGGTGGGCTGTGATTCAGGGATGAACCAGGGGACCAAAGCACTTCCAGCCCAACAAGAGGATGAGAACGAACAGCAACACATGATTAACCCGTGCTTGTTGGGGAGGATTGGGAAGAATGCCCCAAATGAACCACAGAATCATCAGAACAGCGAACAAGAGGGCGAAGCTCATGGAAGAAACTGAACACAATCCTTAGAAATAGTCAACCAAGCCATGAATCCAATGAATCAATACGAAAAAGAAGAAGAGGCAATCATCAAAGCCGAAGCTGAGGGTAGAATCACCAAAGATCAGATGTGGAAGGAGCTTCGTGAACTCCAGCGAGACTATCGTGACAGTGCGCATGAATCAGCTAGAGAAGCGTACGAACGAGAATTGGACAGGTGGTAATTATGAACCCACCCCTAAACGACCACACCGCCAAACTGCTCATGTATCATGTCCACAAGATTGGACTGGCACTGACTGCATTTGAGACTGATTTGGAAGGGACTCATGCCCACAATGATGTCGTTAAGATTGACTTGAGGGTGGTCAGGAAATGCATGGAACGAATACAGCAGGAGATTATTGATTTGAGGGATGGGAAGTCGTGATGAACGAAAAAGATCAACTGTACAACGCACTGCTGCCATTCGTTGATGTGTTTGAACGCTTTCTTGAAGAAAGCGGAAGAACCTCTCAATCCAGACGGGAGTGGAATGAAAAGATGCCAGACAGCTTTCCGATCACGCTAATCGTTACGATGGGTGATTTCAGGAAGGCCAGGGCAGCTTTAGAACGATCTGCTCCTAAAACTTCGCTCTAGGATGGGCGTGGTGAGGTTTAGTAGTGAATGGTAGGATGCCACTTGTCTCTGGGCCACTGATCCTGTGCCTTCCTGTTGTGCGTAAGCTGATGATGCTGATAATTCTGACTCCTTTTCTTGTTCAGTCTTTTTAGCATCTTCTGCATTCGATTCTTAATTCTCTTACGAATTTTCTTATCCTTTTGTTTCTGGATGAAGCGCCACTGCTTCGAGGTTAAGCCAGACAGTATATGGCATTCATCCTTATGAACCCACTCGTGGCATTTGTGACAAAGCAAAACAACATCCTGTAGTGTCGTTTTTGTCCATGGATACGGGTATCGAATGTGATGAACGTGAATCTGTTGTTTGGAAAGACACTTCGAGCAATGTCCGGCATAATACGCCAAGGCTCGAACCCTGAACATCTTCCACCAATCGCTTTCCAGAAACAACTGGTACTCCTTTTGTCGTTTGGTCATTCTTTGTTGTAGCGAGCGAACCCTTCGTTGATCGCCTGAGTTGCCCCCGCACACGCCCCATCATGTTCGATTGTCTTTTTACGCTTGCGATACTCGGCTTGTTTGACCCGATTATACTCCTTGCGCTCTGCGGCTGAGAGAAGCTTGCGGTACTTCTCCCCATTAAGAATCAGCCATCCTCCCTCCACAGCCTTAATACGACGGCCCTCAAACTCAGAAGTACGAGAGGCTGGGTCTGGGGATGAAAACGCCTCCAGAGCAATCCTGGCCTCATCATCAGTCACTCTTGACATCAAGGCCAATGCCTTCTCCGTGGCTCTGACCATGTGGTCCCGATCCTTTAGCGCCAGCATTGTGATCCAAACAACCCTCGTTGCGTGCGGAAGGTCCCAGATTGAGGATGCGATTATCGTCCCAAACAGCTTGGTAAATCCAATCATCTAAACCATTTACCTCATTCGTTACAGTCTGTCAACATTTGTTATCAAAATGCACACATACAGAGTCAGAGACAGATTCATAGGGTTCCCGACTCCTAAGGCTTTGAAAACAAGAAATCCCCCTGATCCGTACCAGTACGTACTAGTACGTGATTTGGGGATAATTTCATTCAGATTGATTCTGGTAGAAGCCTGATTCGTTTGGGAAGAAATTAGGAAGTACTTTGGGGATAATTGAGAAGGAATTTGGGGAGAGAAAAGGAAAGCAGTTTGTAGGAAGGAAATCGTATTATGGATTAAGAAAGAAAAAGAATAAATAGGGTCCCTTCCTTACTACCACCATTCAAATTCCCCTCCCACCCCTCCACCCCGTAGGGACGGTCTGACCGTATAAAAGAGATTCCTTTCGTAATAATTACGCCTGATAGTAGGTACGCCAAGCATGGACTATACGTTGTCAGCCTACTCCCTCGTTGGGTGCGTGGTGGGAGTAACTCGCGTTAGCGAGCGTGGAATCGTTAGTGGTACGTACTAGTACGGCACAGCAGACGGAGGGAAGTACGCTAGAAGTCTGTCGTGGAATTACCTGGAGTAAGACGGGAAGGAACTACGGAGTAGCAGGCTGTTCGTCTATGTCGAAGGAAGTACGTTTGGGAGTGGGCTGTTTAGCAGGTACTGGCATAACCTTACCCTTACCACGTATCTCACGCTTAGTGTCCTGCAATTTAGTCCATACACCTGATACAGAACTGAATGCAGACGATAGTCTGGCTAGATCGTCATTGGAAAGCTTCTCAGAAGAATCGACTGGTGCAGTCAGGGTTCCGGCCAGCTTCTTACTTATCAAGAATGCATCCCTTTGCATTTCATATACTTGATGCAGACTCGTTCTCCTTCCCGGCTTTACCCTCTCTGCTCGCTCTGTGGTTCCGTTTAATCCGTTCGCTGGCCCCACTTCGTCTGAATCTTCTTCATCGTCGTCCTCTGCTTCCCGTTGTGGTTCTGCCATGTTCTCAACATGGTATGCATATTTGCACACTTCTGCAATCCCTCACTTGACAATCATTCTTGCCTGTGCAAGATTGGACGGGTTAAAGTATTTAACAGAATCAACCGAAGACAAGGCATGAAAGTTTACAATAAAGGCTGTTTCGCTGGATTCCAGTTCTCCACACAGGAAACGTACGATTGGGCGCACAGGAACGGTAGTTCATGGCCCTGCTCTACCCTATCTGACAATCGACTTTACGTTGAATTCTCAGTAACCAATGGGGATTTAGTCGAATTCCAATTGAACGGCAGACAGGCTGACTGTGATACGCACGAACTAAACGCCTTCTGTGAAGACATGATCGGAGCCTCTCACCCCACAATCGCTTTCCTTAAACAGAAATTCCCCAAGAAATTCAAAGCATGAAAACCAAAATCCACCTTGGCCTTTCCTACACGATTCCAGGCTTCATTCCCGTACCCGTCAATTGCTGGCAATTGCTGGACTCAGACGGGTACTCGATTGCGGGAATTGTTGTCGAAAACAATACTGTCACCGATGCTCGGGGAATTGACTGGGATTCTATTCACTCCCTTGTCTCCCGTGTCTTTGATTCCCACGGGTACATCACAACCCAATTCGCCATTCAACAAGCCCATAAGCTTTTCAACTCCCACACTCAGCAGGCTGTATGACTCAAACCTTTCTCAACACTCCCGACGATTGCTCCTGGTTGCGTGATACGCACCTTGCGCAAAAGAACTGGAATAACGCCAATCCCATCCCCGACTTCCAATCCTTCGCCATCATGGACGGCAACGAAGATTGCCCCCAGGAAATCCTGCTCTACCGTCTGTCCCATCCCTCAATTCACGATAAACCCGTACGCGCCATGCTTTGCGATAATGGCGGGTATTCCTTCTTTGCCGTATGAGCTTTGAACCTTGGCCCGATCAATACTTGTTCGTTGAAGAATGTGCTTCCGGTCAGAAGTACATAGTCCCCATCTCTGACGAAACACCCCTCGACCTTGAATCCCTGATTGATTCCTGGATTTCCAATCAGTACGGGGGAGAATTCATGCGGGATGGGGCAATCATGCCCAAACTGGCAGGGGATTATTACGCCACCATCATCACCGATGGAAGACCGCCTGACTCCGTTGTCGTATGGCAGTCGGGGGGATTCTACCTGATTCGTCCTGAAGACAAACTGACTGACTCTGAACTAGACGCAACAAAGGCATGAACTCCATGCTCACCCTCCCCATCGACTCTTGTCCCTGCTTCTGCCCCACTTGGGACGAAATCAAAGACAAAGCCCACATGTACCGCACGGCTCGCCTGCGAAGTACGGGGCAATACGTTGAGATTCTCTACGTGGTTCAGGGATTCCTGACAACAGGACAGGCATTCTTTGGCTGTCGTGTAGGCCAACATGATGCCCAAGCCTTTACAACCGAAGAACTCTGCGATTTTTGCCTGTGAAGCCCCGTACACGCATCCTGTTCTGGCAAACCATCCCCTGACACCACCCAACCCCCTAAAACGCCCCCACAGCCATCGTAGAACGATTACGGGGCATACCCATGAAGATTCACGAAATACTGTCACAGGCTCCTGATTTATGGTGCCAGAAAACAATTGAGAAGGGATTGCCTGACGGTCGCACCGCATTTTGCCTGTACGGCTGGTGTCTTAATTACCCCGTCCCCGCACGCAACGAAGTGATTGATTTAATTGACGAAGCAATCGGTGGAGAAGGAATCGTTGAATGGAATGACAGACCAGAACGCACCGTTGCTGAAGTCATTCAGGTTTGCAAGAATGCCAACGTATAACCCCACATGATCGGATTCCATCACTTGAATTGCACCTACATCATGCCCAGTTCGCCCCTGCGAAAGACAGACAAGGCGTGCCCCAAGTGGTACCGCGAACGTACGCACGGCTGCTGGTGTTCATCCTGGCGATTGCTCCCCAATGGCCAGTGGCGTATCTGGCGAAAGGGCCGATGGTCCAAACCCATCCCACAAGAATTACGCAGAAACAAACACGAACCCACCCCTTGACATCCATTCTTGCCCGTGCAATGTTGCACAGGTAGTACACAACAACAGCAACCCATAAACGAAGTAACGAAGTATGACGCACAAGGAATATAACGGCTGGTACAACTACGAATCGTGGTTGGTTTCCCTCTGGATCGACAACGAAGAATCATCCCAAGCGTACTGGGCTGAACAAGCGCAGGAAGCATGGGACCGAACGGGCAAGGATGATGATGACAGGAAACTGGATGCTTCCTGCTTTCTCGCTGCATCCCTCAAGGATCATTTCGAGGAATCCAACCCATGCACGGAAGGGTTCTGGGCTGACTTGATGGGGGCAGCATTGTCTGAAGTCAATTGGCATGAGATTGCAGAGAATATGCTGGAAGAGATTTCCCAGGAACAACCCGCTCCCGACTCTGCCGACTAAACCATCGGCTCCTACAAGGGGCAGGGAGGCCCCGCATTTAATTCCCATGAAACAACCCTATATCGCAAAACCCGGTGAATTCGTGACTGACAGCTATAGCATGTTCTCCGGTCAAGCTGAAGCAGTCAGCCAGAAGTACCACAAGCACGTTGGCAAGTCTGGCCGCACTTGGCTGGTAGCTGATTGCCCCCACGCTGCGGAGAATGTTTACGTTACTAACAACCCACAGAACACAACCAGCCCCAGAGACGGATTCCAAGGGTTCGGTGGGGCTACTCTGAACATGCCGCTGGTTGACGGGACAGAAGGCCAAAGCGGCCATCGTGAAGCTGGTTGCCCGTAAACATGAACGCCTTGCCTCCCAGAATCGCCCTACAGCCACTTTAACCCACAACCCGTCCCCAGACACCCCCAAGTAAACAAAACGCCCCCAGCGCAGTCCTAGAGCGAATACGACCCATGCCAGACAAAGAAGACAAGACACAACCCGAAGTTCAGAACGCGATTCTGGTAGCGGGTCAACTGATTGGAATGAGCCTCAAATTGGACGATGATGCCCTTGAGAAGTGGCTAAACACCAAGCCAAAGGGCTTTAACTACGAAAGCCATTGCCGGGCAGCTATTGCCTTTAAGCGGGCACTTGACATCCAATCCTGACCGTGCAACATTGCATAGCAAGCGAAGCAGAAGCAGTACAATCCAACCAACGAAGCATGAGCAGTATCAACGAAGCAGCGGTATTTGAGTATTTGAAGGAGCAGGCAAAGCAGAACGGACTCACTTCCCTTTCAATGCGGGTCAACTGTGATTTGGTGGGGGATTATGTGGCAGCGTGGAACGAGACTGGGCAGTGTGGGGTGTCTGGATCAATCGCTGAGGCAGTCAGTCGCTTGCCAGACAGACAGCAAACAGCTTCTGGGATGATTCGCACTGCTGAAGAACTGGAAGCACAGGCCAAAACGCACAGGGAGAAGGCAGCCAAGCTGTTGAATGGGGGTGGGGCATGAGTGAAACGAATTTGGGTCAACTCATTACAGGCAATCCTGGAAGGGATGCGATTCATATCGCTGTGGCTCCGGCAGTGGCGGGAGAGGCTTTGGAGGCTGGTGAACATGTACGATTGGAGAATGGAATTGCCTTCGCGTCTTCAGATTCGATTGGAATTGTTGACCCCTTCCTTAAGGCCAGAGTAAAGCAAGGTGAATCCTTCTGGCTTTGTCTCTACCCCAAAACCATCACATCCCTTCGCCATGAGTGGGTGCATCCTGCGTTCCCAGCCACAGACACGCCAAAGCCATCTGAACCTTCAGATGAAATGGCTGCATCCAAGCAATGGCTGGAAGGCTATGTGAGAAGGCATTGCCCACATTGGGCAGACAGCCACGATAACGGATATTCAGAATTCATGCGCTACGTGAAGCGCGAACGCTGGATTTATTACAAAGGATCAGACTGCCACGAACTTGCTGACGTTGAAGATGCTGAAGAATTGTTCGAGCATCTAAGCATTGTTCTTGGACAAAAGATTGATGCCTCATATTTCGAGGCATTCACCTGCTCCTGTTAATCAATGAATCACTTTACGCATTCGCAGGGCCGGGCATTCCACACGGCACATCACTTCGCAAGCGATGCCTGCGGATGCGTTTTAATTATGAGCGTGTGGCGGAATAAGACGCGGCCTAAGTGTGGCGAAGCTTGTGATTTATATACGTACCACAAAACTCACAGTGTAGAGTGCAATTCTCTACCGCGCTCATCTAATCTCAAATGAAACACCTAATCGTCGGAATCGGAGTCGTTGGACTCGTTGTCATCATTGCCGCACTGGTCAGTATTCCGGTCTGGCTGCTGTGGAATTGGCTCATGCCTGCAATCTTTGGACTTAAAACAATCTCATGGTTGCAAGCTCTTGGCCTGTCCATTCTGTCTGGGCTTCTGTTCAAATCATCAAATGGTTCAAGCAAACAATCCTAACTGAATGAAACTCGTTAACGAAAACAGAGACTTCGTACCCGCCCCTGCTGGTCTGCACAAAGCTGTGTGCGTGGACATTGTAGACCTTGGGATGCAGACCGGGTTCGGGGGCAAGATGCAACATAAGGTCAGGTTCTATTGGGAGTTGCCTGATGCACTAATGGACGATGGAAGACCGTTCATTGTGGCTCGTATGTTCACAGCCACGTTAAACGAGAAGGGTAGCCTAGGCCCCTTCCTGTCGAAGTGGCGTGGAGGAGTACAAATCAAGGAAGGGGAAGCAATCGACCTTGACGATTTCCTGCTCAAGCCAGCCAGCGTCTTCGTTTCTCACAGCACGAAAGAGTCTGGCAAGGTGTACGCGAATGTTGACCTTGCGATGCCATGCAATGAACGGGTACGCCCGTCTGGCTACTACAAGCGCAAAGACCCTACCCAACCCAAACAATCTGGCAGTGCGGCTAAACAGCCTGCCCCCCAACAGGCCCAGCCCAGCACGGATAACGCTGGGGGCCGCATTGCCTCCCAATCTGCTGGCCCGCTCCCCAAAACCGATGAACTGTACCGTGAGGGGGCTTTGGGGATTACGGGCAAGATCGCAACCCAGGAACAGAAGGACAAGTTCCTGGCCCTACTCCTGCCCATCAAAGAGAATGCTGCCAAGTACTTCAATTCATTGGGAGCATTGGGGAATGATCAGCCACTAGACGAATTGCCATTGCAATACTGTCCTGCAACCAAGCCGCAGTTCGATAATGTGATGGCATCTATTCAGGCATTTATTGACTCACAGCCCGCTAAAGGAGAAGACGATGTTCCATTCTGAACCAAATGGAAGAGTCCAAACAGGAACAGTGAAGTTCTACATGACAGTCAAAGGGTACGGGTTCATCACCCCTGAAGGCTGTGATTCCTCAGACAAAGCGCAAGACAGGTTCTTCCATCATTCCCAACTGAATGTGATTACGAATGGTTTCACAAAAACAGGCAAGAAACCGTACAAGACTATAAAGACCGGAACCCGAGTCCTGTTCACCCCCATTGAGAATGAGAAGGGGTTGGCTGCGATGAATGTGACACCGATATGAGCCTGTACAACATAATCAATGGGGTTAGTCCAGCCACATTCTTTGTTCTCCCGATGCTGGGAAGGCATCCAGACGAATATCCAAGGTACAGAGATTGTTTCCTGCGCGATAAAGAGCATGAGGAATATGATGACTTCATCCATGTCTATACCCGTGTAGGTGGTGGAAACAGGGGGCAAGGCTATGGAGAGGAATTACTTTATGTTGATCCAAACTTTGTGACAACATTCGATGATTCGTACGATTGTACCTACGCCACGTACGTCTTCAAAGTACCAGACAAATGGAAGGCTGACTTTGAGAAAGTAAAAACCGGAAGGCTAAAGGAACTCAGTGATGAGTATAAAGCTGAACTGGTCCGGGTTTTCCCAAAGCTAAAGGATCAGTTTGAGAAATTGTTTTCCACATCAGAAGTAACACCGCCCGCTGAATGAAACTCTTCAACGCCAAAGCCCCCAAATGGTACAAACCCATCGGTAATGGGCAGTTGTCCCCTGTTTGGACGGTCAAGAAGGCAGATGGGGTAGGAGATAAAGCCCCCACATTACGAGAGGCCAAGAAATTCGGACTGCTGCCATCTGTTACTGAAATTCTAAAAGTCATTCACAAGCCAGTGCTTGAGCGATACAAGCTGAACCAAGTATTGCAGTCAGCCCTGACTCTTCCACGAATCGAAGGTGAAGACCTGGACTCATTCGCATTGCGGGTTGAATTGGATTCTGACCAGCACAGGGAGAAGGCTGCTGATTTGGGCACCCGTATTCATGCTGCGATTGCGGGTTCATTACAGGGGCAGCCTGTGGGTGATGATATGCAGCCGTACATGGGTGAGTGGATGAAATTCAAGGACGGGATAAAGGCAATGGGGACTGAAATGACAATCGGTTCTGAGCGATTGGGGTACGCAGGGACTTTGGACTTGGGTGGGGTTTTTAACGAAAACGGGTTCGTCTTCGACTTCAAGAGTCAGGACGTAAAAGACAAGCCCAACTTCTACGATGAGTGGGCGATGCAGTTGGCTGCCTACGCAGAATCGTTTCCGGTGCCACCCAAACTAATGTCTGTCATCATCTCCACCAATGAATTGTCCAAGGGAAGACTCTACACCCACATCTGGCCTCGCGAACAATCGTACTACTACGAAGCATTCCAGCAGGCGTTTGGGTTGTGGAGATACTTGAGGGATGGGTTTGATCCGAGGGTTGTATGAAATTACACGAAGTTCCGTCCACATTTCAGGAAAAGTACTTTCTGTCAGCGCAGGGTGAAGATGCGAAGCCAGTAACCAAACCAGTCTACATCCATCCCGAAGTGTGCGATACTAAGGGCAAGTTTCCCCGCAGTCCAATGAAGCTGATTGGGATTTATCCTGGAGGCATGGCGAAGCTGATGCACAATGGGGAACAGTTCATCCTGCGTACTTCGGAAGTCATGACAACTGATCCACGGACAATTATTGCTGAATACATGCTCGAACAATTCGAGGAAAAGATGCAGCCCATCCTGTCAGCCAAGGATGCGAAGTCAGCCGCATTCGTCTCTGGCCTTCCGGTTGTGGCTGTGTATTCCAAGCTGGCCAAGGCTAAACGTTATGGGATTCCAGTCCCAAGCTGGGCACAATGAACTACCCAAAGGAATTCTACGTCACAAATGCCTTCCCGGGTGATAAAGTCTGGTTGGCTATAGACCGATTCAATAGTGGCAGGAAGGCATTTCATGGCCCGTGGTGGATTAAAACGATTCATCCAATGGGTGGAATTGTTTTAAGGAGAGAGAAGGGGCCAGAAGCAATTGTCCTTCTGTCTGAGATTCTGAGGATGCCAAAAACAGAGATCAAGAAGATGGCTGTTCTGCCTGCCAAACCCGCATGACTTCAATGCCTTTCAAGGAATGGCTATTCCTCGAAAGCAGGATGCTCGGGATTGCCCCACACACCCTCTACTGCCGTATTTACAGGGGCAAACATCCCAAACCTCCAGTCGCAAGGCAGGTTGGTAAAAAAACCATGCTTGTCGTTTCCACGGACCCCAGACACGATCATTGGGTGAAGCATCACGAATTAGTTCAGGCTGCCATGGATGCGATACGGGCGGTGTATGCTGATCAATCGGTGGACACTAGTCAGACCATCGAAAGCCTGGATGATCTTGGGGAGATGATCGAAACCCTTCTGAACCAGATTCCTGAATGATTCCCCCTACAGTACCGAACCATCAAACAAAACGTATGTAATACAATGAAATCAACTCGTCTCCTGGCACTTCTCACCTTGACCATCCCCCTGATCGCAAGTGCCCAACCTCAAGCATGGCCCGCTCGTGGGACTCATGTGGATAAATGGACGAATCCAAATAATACCCCCACCTTCTGGCGCAACCAGCAGTTGCGTGACGTTACCAACCTCACCGAAGTCTCCACTACGTTCGATTCTCTTGGCCTTACACAGCAAGTCATCACCAGCAAATGCTCCACAGCAGGTGGACCGCGTTTTATGCTGACTGGTGGAAGTACTACGGTTGAATACGATTCAGGCTGGCCATTAAGTACCAACTGGACAGTCCCTGACCCAACACGAGCATGGACCACATTCGAGGAATCGTTCGCTCAAGGGATTGCCATGCGAAATTACTCTGATGGTTCGTCATGGTTCAGGATCAGGACCAGCGACGCACTGATTCGCTGGCACGCACGAGACACGCAGTACTGTTCACTCCCAACAAACATTACTGCTACTGTCGTGAGTCTATGGCGGGTACCTGAACAGCGCAGTGAACCTTGGCTGACATTGACCAAAAGTACTATCCATCCTGGCGAAGACATCATCCTTCCACTTCCTCGCAGACTGGGAGGATTTCTGTTCTGCATGGACTTTGACCACTGCATTACGTGTGGGGAGTCTTGCAACCTCTGGCCCCCACTTGCCTCCATCCCACCCGCTACGGGATCACCCAGCATGGTCGGGAGTCCTGCTGGCATTACGATGGGATCGAAGGGACCAAAGATTACGATGCTTGGGATTACGGGGGACAAACATGGGATCGACAAGTCAGCCTCACTGGCTGGTCCGTGGAGTCGGGTAGGGGAACTGACGATTGGGGAGGAAGCGATTGGGGAGTGGGAAGATCAGGAATCAGTACGTGGATCAGCATTCTACCAAATCAGGCAATGATGATCTTTAACGTGGACATCAATGGGGAAGTGTGGCGAATCATTGTACTGATGGGAACTGCTGCACTGGCTCTTGGACTGATCACGCTGGACTGGATCGTATCGAGCAGGGATTGATTATTTCACAGCCGTCTGAAACTTTTGCCACATGGCCTGACGTTCCTCTTGCGCCTGATTGTAGATAGCAAGATTTTTGGCTGAAAGGGAATCGACAAACATTGGTTCCAATACATCTGATCCTGTAAATGATGGCTTTGGTTCAAAAGCCTTCCAAATTCTATGCTCTGGAACTCTTTTTAAGAGTTCTTCATAAGCATTTTTAGCTGCCTTGTTGTCTCCAGCTTTTAAGGCATCACGAATTGATTTATACTTGCTCTCACCAAAATTCTGTTGCTGTTTCTGATCGTATCGTTTGCGAATCTCTGGCACCTTAGAAAGACTCATCCATTTGCGAACCATATTTCCGACTTGCTGTGAGGCTGTGACAGGAGAAACCAGTTTCACCCCACCCGCACCAGCCAGTGACATTCCAGCCCTGCCTGCGGGAGTTGTCCCTGGCTGTTCGTGTCCCTCGAACAATGCGCCAATGGTTGGATTCAACTGCTTCAATGCAGCCAGTCCGTTCTCACCGAAGTCTTTCGGATTCTTGGATTCCTTCCACAGCGTGGGGGAATATCCAGTCCCGGCAGTTGAGGCGGCATGGACGGCAGGGCCTGCCCATGGATGGATCAATCCACCAATCACATCCCTGATCGCTTCATTGCGAATCTCCTGCATGGGTTTCCCCTCACGAATCCCCTCAATCGTTGATTGTGCTCCTGTGATACGCAACCCGCGCCTAATCCCAATCCATTGAGCAGGATCAATGACGATGTGCTTGCCCCCAGAATCCTTACCTGTGTCAATCTGACCGAACTTGGTTCCGGGCCTGCCATTCACGTTACCTGTCGTAAGGAAGTTGATGGTAGCTGGGATCAGAAACAGGGTTGCTGCTGTCCCGAACAATTCCACCCCACGCATCAAGGCAGCAGATTGCAGGTTGGCTGCCTTCACCCCGGGTGACAGGGACAGCCTGCGCATCGCCTGACGATTGAAGTTACGACCAGCCACGATAAACGGGGCCAGACCAGACTCCTTCATAATGCGCTCAAATTGCCCCATGAGCCGTGAATTGTACTGACCCATCTGATTGATCCACTCGCGCCTTCCAGCCTCACTAGCGTCAACCAAGCCACGGGAAACAAGGTTCTGGTACAAGTCGTCACGAACCAACCTGCCCGCCCGATCAATCACCAGCAGTGCGTTGTGGGTAGCATCACTGATTCGTCTTGGGTCGAATCTGGCACGAACCGGGGTTGGAGGACCTTCCCCACGTAATGCCCCGATCTTGGCGATTTCAGCCAACTGATTCTGTATTTCGGGATCATTTGATACCTGACGAGCTTTCAGGACAACCCTCCCAATTGCATCAATGATATTTACTCCCGGGAATTTGCGGGCTAAATCGGTGAGCAAGGTCTTCCCCCCTTGAGAGCCAGCAATCGAACTGATCATGTTGGCTGTGTGCCACACCGCATCTGTGGGACCAGCCAACTGAATCTTGTTGAGCAGGTTGGCTGCGACCGAAGCAGCCGATTCCCCAATGGGTCCATCGGTATTGATCGCCTGCCTGTATTCTCCCGCAATCTTGGGATCAACCCACAGGTGTTCAACCTTCCCACCTCTACGCTCAATCGTGAATCGTTGGCCTTTCTGCCCATGAAACAGTGGGGCTGAATCACCCGGCACTCCAAGCTTGGCTAACCCATCTGCCACAAGTTGTTGATGTAGTTCACGCTTGGTTGATTCAGCGTAATTCGCCTCCATCATTCGCTCTGCCAACGTCCGGTAATCCAGTTCGTACTCCTGCGCCGTACCTGTTGCCTTCTGCCCGAACTTGGTCTTGAGATGGCGGGGGTTCTCCAGATTGCCCCTGAATGCCCCTGAGAACGTTCCTTCGGGCTGATCCTCCAGAACTGCCTTCAGGTTGACAAACGCGCCTGTACGCAATCCTGGACCCGCTACGACCCCTTCTGTGACTTCATGCATCCTCTGTGCTTCGGGCTGAACTGTGGCCTTGTGTACTTCGATGGCGTGTTGAATGGCTGGGTCAGACAGGGCAGCCTCGAAATCAGCCTCAGTCTTCAAAGGAGACCAATCTTTACCGATAACGGAACCAACCTCTCCGGCTTGTTTGGTCTGCCCATTACGCTCAAACGAATCACGGATTGCTCTCAGCCTGTCCTCAACCAGCACGGCCCCCAACCGTTCACTGAATTCAGGGGCAGCATTCCCACCCAGAACTTCAGTTGCCATCACCCTGGCAATGGGTTTGGCTGCGATATGGCTTGAGGCATAACGCACTAGGGCATTTCCTGATTGTTCTGAGGCAGCAGAAGTACGTGGGGCAGACCTGCCAGCCAGTTTACCAGCAGTCCCAAGGATGGTCTGTTCAGTCCCTTCAGGCAGGCGAACGAACCCGCCTGTTCCACGTGGAACAATCCCAGAACCCAAGGCTTCCCGGGCTGAAGCTGCAATGCCACGGGAAGCAGGTTGGGGTTGGGTCAGTACAGCTTCTTTCGTTTCTTGCGCTTTTTCAGGAGTACCACCCCCTTTCGTTTGGCCTTTCTCAACTGCAAACTTGTACGCCTCCATTGGCTGGAATCCTGACAGCCTCATTGCTTCAGGGAAATTGCCATCCTTCTTAAGCTGGTTGATTCTGGCACTGTGCGATTCAGCCATCGCCTTTAAGGCAGCAATGTCTTCAGGCGTACTTGCCTTTTCCCCTATGGCACGGTTGAAGTTCTCTACACCGTAGCTGGCGATTTGATCAGGTGGGATGCTTTCGTAGGCAGCAGCAATCTCTTGCACTGGCTTGTTAAGTATCTCAGTCAGTGGAACTTGCGCTTGTCCGGTTTCTCCCGGTTGTACAGGCTGTTCGCTTCGTGGGCCAGCTTCTCTGACTCTTTCTTGGACGGGCACTTGCCCTTGGCCTTCTCCGGGTTGTTCGCGCAAAGGTTGAAGAACCTGCGCTGTTTCTCGCTGTAGGGCATTTGCTCCTTTCACTTGCAAGGACTGCATATAGACCTTGCGTAAAATTGGTTTGAACTCCTCCCCGTACAACTTGGACATCTCAGCAGACCATGCTGGGTAATCCCTGATCCCACGTTCCAGTACGCTGGCTCCCTTTATCGTTAACGCTGCAATGTCCTTGGTTAAAATATCCACAGGATTGATGGACATTCTTCCACGAAGGTCAGAGGACAGGACATCATCGGCCCACTTCTCCAATCCACTACCAGCAATGAACCCAGGACGCTCCCCGGGAATCTGGTTCTCAAGGATTGCTTTGCGAAGGCTGTCTTCGATCAAACCAAGCTGATTATCGGTCAATGGCTTGTCGGGGTGAACAATTGCCTCGTGTTGTTGGGAGACTGTTTCAGCCCGAGCCTTCTCGAAATCAGTACGCCTGCGAATGGACTGACCCAATTCCTCTACCGCTGCCAGTGATGGGCCACGTTCAACTGGTTGTTTAAGCAGTTCACTGACTGGTACTTCAGTCAACTTCCCGGGAGGCAGTTGTTCAAGCAATGCGGGAGTAGCCTTTATTTCGCCTCTGGATGGCTGTGGCTGCGTCGGGGCTTCAACCATCGTCAATCCCGAGGGTTCACGCCTTGGAAGCGGTGGGAAGCCTTCTGGTGCTGGAATTGAGGCTTCCTGTGTTACCTGTGGGATTGGTTCTGTGGGGGCAATGGGTTCAGAGATTGGCTCGGGCAGGGCCGGTGCTGGTGTTCTGGCACCCTTGCGTAGTAATGCCCTGGCTGCCGCACCGGCTCCCCCTAAAGCGACGGGGAAAGCTGCCCCGAATAATCCTGCCTGCGGCACCCCCTCCATGATGGGGGTCTTTAGTCCTGCTGCTCGTTCAGCAACGTTCCTGGCAATTGCACCCCCGCCAAAGATCGCTCCACCTGCACCTGCTGTCTTGGCAATCTGGCCAGCAGACCCAAGTCCACCTGTGGGAACCACTGTCCCCTCAACTGCCCCAATCCCTGCACCCGCAATCGCTACTTGCCGGGCAATCTTGACTGCTTCGTCAGGGGTCTTGCCTTCTGCCATGGCCCTCAATCCGGCCTTGAGAAATGAATCTCCCGCAGACTGTAATCCGAACTGTGCAGCCAGTGCTGGTTTCCCACCACCTGCCAATTGACCTGCAACAGAAGTGATTCCTGCCCCCAGCAAATTACCAGCAATCTCAGAAGCCTTCTCTGTCAGGGTGGGTTCACCTTCAGAAGCTTTTAGTTTCTCTTGCTCAGACAGAAGCAGGCTCTTCAGCTTGTCATCTGATTGAGTCAGGACGTATCCACCTGTTGCAGCAGAGCCAGCGAATCCCTTCGTTACCCCTTCCCTGAAATGCTGGAATGCTCCCTTGGGAAGTGTTTTGCGAACCTGTGTTTCCCTTTCCTTTTCCATCTCATAGATGGATGGGTAGTAATGTCCCTCGTACGTAACACCCTTACGTTCCTCGGGGGGAAAGTATTTACCAGAAAGTGTTGTGCCCTCATCCCGATCAACCAAATCATCGTATAACCCCTTTGTTTCGGAAGGCTTGGGTTCTTCCGTCTCTACCAAATCATCGAACAAACCAGTAGGCATTACAGATCCTCTCCGTACGTCTGCTTGAATCGGGCACGTACTTGATCAGCGATTCTAGGTCTGCTCTTGATCAATGCTTCAGCTTCCTTGCGTGCTTCTGATTTGTCGGGAGCAGATTGTTTGGCAGGAGCGGAATCAGCCTTGGATTTGCTGGGAGAAAGTTCTGAAATAGATTCCATTACTGCATCACGCTTTTCGGTTAGTGACTTTTTAAGTTCTGGATTTCCCAAAGCGTATTTTAGCTGATCATTCAACTGAGTAAGTTGAGCACGCATAACCTGCAACTTCTGTGAGGGCGAGAGTTGCTGATTGTCCTTGGTCTTGGACATGGGATGGATCGCCCCACTACTCCCACGAACTGCATGGCCCAATACTTCCCCACTGGGACTCCTAACTTCAACAGCAGGAATGGGGGCATTAACATCAACAGCAGGTTGCTGTTGTGGGGGGAACCTGAATTGACGAGGGGACACCTGAATCAATCGCTGTCCACCCACTTCTGTTTCGGTAGGGGTGAAGGGCTGAGATTGGGTAAAGTCCCTTGAGATTCTTGCGACTGCTGCTGGATTCCTGAAGTACATCTTGGGTGCCCACTTCATCAGTGCTTCCTGAATGGGAACACCGCGCTTCCTGTCTGCATCGAAACCCAACGCCCCCTCCAACTGCATTGCCCGTTCAATCCCCCTTGCTGCTTGTCCGGTTGGGTCTTGTTCTTCGATGTTGGCCTGACGTTGGGCTTCATCACGAATCCTACGAGCCTCTGCTTCTTCGTCAGCCTGCGCAATCCACCACGGCAATGGTTGTGGGGCTGCCTGAGAACGTTGAAGCTGGTCATTGACCCTGATGAACCCTTCTGGAATCGAAGAGTCAGCACCCCGCCCAACGATTCTCAATGAGTTGGGATTGTAAACCGTATCTCCAGGTTCAGTAGCCATAATAGTCAATCACATCATCGTAGTTCGTGAACCCACTATCATCGTACGAATTGTCATAAGTTGGAACACCATTGGAACCATAGGTAGTACCTGCTCCCGGGCTTAATCCTGTGGCATTGTAATATCCAGCCCAATCAAATCCAGCAGATGGAGAACCGTACGAAATACCACCAACTGGCCCGGTTCCACCGGGAGTGTAGGCGACACCGCTTCCGGTTCCTCCACTGATATTTATACCAGCCCCACCGTGACTGCCTCCCCTATTGGCAGCAGCATTTGCTGCACTGGCAGCAAGTCCAAGGGATGCCCGGTAATTCTGGCCAGCCTCCCCTGCTGAAGCAATGGAAGCCTGATTCGCAAGCTGTTCACGAGTCAGGGTCCCCTGTTGTGCCAGCTTCTCCTGTTCCAGTTCCTTCTGCTGTGCCAGTTCAAGGCCAGCTTGGGCAAGTCCTGCTCTGGTTGTACCTGCGCGCAAATTGATCTCCTGTGCCTGTGCTGGATTGATAAACTGATTCCCAAGGATTCCCTCTGCTCCCCTGATTCTATCCAGACTGGTCAGGCCCAAGTTGCGCAACCCACGGTACGACTGGAACTGACTGCCCGGCATTCCAGAAGCAACCCCATACTCGGCTGCCTGCTGCATCAGGAGATTCTGCACATCCTCTGGCAGTTCACCCCGCAGTGCGCCAGACAGGCTGGCAGCAGTTTGTTTAAGGAGTGCGGGTGGCAATCCACCAGCGTTCACGCCAGTGTTAATCTTGGGGATGTAATCGAGAGGGGTAGTGGCCATAAGTTAAATCATTTGCAGGGCAACCCGTTCAAGAGTGTCGCACCCGAATGGCTTGAATCCAATGGCTGGCTGTTGTTTGCCTAAATAATGAATCAATTCCTGATTCAAGAGCCTGATCGCTTTCTTGTGCTTGAACTCCGACATTCGCATCGCTTCATCCGTATCCATCTCTGAATACCTGACTGACAGGCATTCCTCTTTGAGTGCGGGAATGTTCCCGATCAACAGGTAGTCCGTATCCACAGCGACTGGAATCATCTCCAGTTTGGCCAAGGCAGAAACCTGAATGGGTGTGGTGGCCATGTCCAGATTGCATTCACAGCATCGCTTGGGAAGGTTCTGAAGGAAGTAACGACGGTACGAAGCAGTCGTTTCCCCAGGAGCAAGTACGGCAATCAGGGTCTGTTCTCCTGTATCAAGACTGACTTCAAACACCTGCACGGGTCCGTACGTAATGTCCTTGGCAATAGCTGTCAGTTGACCAATGGGAACCATGTACTCAACGAATGGTTGGGTGGAATCCAGATTGAGGAAGAACCCATTGACCTGATTCCCTCCATTAATCGTGTAGATTGGAAGCCCTGCGGAGTTGGTTCCACTGAAGAAGATTCGTTTCGTATTGTCTGCGGGATTCGTCATGTAGACCCGTACCATGCTGCCAGAAGTGATGTCTTTGAACGTGGGGAATTCACCCCGATCGTACACCCCAACTGGACACGCGCTGCTTCTGTTGGCTTCTGGCAAAACACGCTGTTCTCCCACCCCGAACTGAAGGAATTCGTAAAACTGGTTCTGAATGGGGACAGGAGTGCGACAGACATCCACGTCAATCAGTCTGGCCACTTCCCGTGGGACCGTAATGAAAGGATCATCTTGACTGACTGTGAATGCCATTCGTGCCCATGTCCCCCACCAACCAGCCTCACCAGCAGCCTGTAGCAAACGAATCTGCGCTTCATTCACGTACGATGCCAGCGATGGTCCGTCTTTGGAGTCCTTTCCAAGAGCCTGAGGAATACGGGATGCACGGACTGCTGCGAAGTTGGTTCTCATCGTTCTCTTCCTACAAAGAATTCATTGGCCAGCATGTTTCGAGGAACATCCCCAAGCTGCTTCACGATGGCTGCACGCTTATTCGCTTCCTTCTCAGCTTCCTCGAAATCATTCACAGGGGCAGCACCGGGAGACGGGGCCAGTAGTTGTTGGGCAGTCTGCTGCATCACGGGAACCTGTATCATTGGTTCTCGTGCCTGAACAGGCACGGGTCGTGGCTGTTCGATCCACCATGGGGCAGGCTTGGGACTGAAACGATCAGGGATGGCACGCACTGTCGCCTTGAATCGTTCCCATGCTGAAGGTTGGGCCTTAGGTGTCCCGACCATGATCAGTGAACCATCTGGCATTTTAACGAAGTCTGGCATAATCAAAGTTCTGTTATTGTTATACAGTCAGGAGACTCCGGGTGTGGCCCGTAAATCTTTCTGTAATTGCCGTCAATGTCTGCACCGTACTCTTTCACACCCAGCCATCCGTAAAAATGAGGAACGCATTCGACCCCTCCTGCACCATGACAGCAGTCCCAAGCCTGGAACCACCAGTACTTGTCTGTTGCAACCAGCATCCCACTTGCCAAAAGGGCTGCCCCAAGTCCTGCCGTATCAGGGTCCCCCGTCCCATCTATTGTATCTGCTATTTCTTGTCCTGTCCGTGGACCTTCAACCAATGTCTCGGCAGTCTTTTTATTGCCAAGTCTTTTCGCATCAGAACAAGCACTAGAGGCACTGATTCCATACCTAACAATTTGGTCTGGAGCAATAAGATCGGCTCCGGTTCCTGCAAATTTACCATCCCAAACTGGAATCAGTGGACTATCTGTCCAGTCTGGATGGGCCAGCTTGGGAAGTATTTCAGCCACATCTTCAATCTGAAATTGGGCTGTGTCTGGAGGGGGTGAAGGGGTGTAAACAACGTGCCACGTAGGATTGGGGGCACCCGGAACCCCATCCTGACCAGAACTGACAAACGAAGCACTTCCGCCTTCATGGTCCACTGTTTCATTTAGTGGACCACCACCACCCATAATCTGCGTAGTAATTGCTCCAGTTGTTGCTGCGCAGGTTTGTCCAAACCAGCCCAATAGCTGAGTAATCTGAAACCCAACAGCAACAAAACTATTGAATCCCTGATGGTATGCGAATGGGTCCAGTGGGCACGGGTTTGTCCCAAGGGTGTGTCCGTATGCCCCTTCCTCGTACGTAATCTCAAAACTTCCGGGTGGGAAGCTTCCAACTGGAACACTCGTATTGGGAGGGGTGACAAAGCTTCCCAAATCCTGCGGGGTTTGGTCTATATCAAATAATGGATCAGGGATTGGGGAACCAGTCTGGGAACAGGACAGTACGTTTAGCGTAAGATTCGGAGACAGTACGGGTGGACAATGAGGAATCAGAATGTGCAACTGATAAACCCCGGCATCGAATGTCTGCACATCATCCAAAGTAAGGCTTGGATTTTGGGTCGTGACGTATGGGACCCCATCCTTGTACCACAGGAAGACTGCTGATTCAGTCCCGGTGTAATTGAATGTCACCCCCATCGCCACACTGTCTCCAACCTCTGCATCCTGTGTGAATGTGGGCGGCATTACGCTCGTGATCGTAACGTCACAGATGGGAGGCTCAGGGGGCACTCCAGAACACATCCTGAATACCAGCGCCCTGTAATCACAGATCGACTGAGCGATTGCATCAGCCTCCTGCTGAGTCAGTGCGTAAAACGTATTGGCAGGAACCGTGAATGTGAAGTCTGGTCCTGTGGGGCAGGGAGAACTGCACGATACGGCTGCATTCCCAAAGATGTTTGAACGAGGGGTTGATGGGGGATCATCAGACAGAAGTGTCAGTTCTGGCCGAACTGGGTCCCAAGTGCAGAGTTGGGCATTACGCAAAGCGCAGTCTTCAGCATCTTGTTGAGAGACTTCAGAGAAGCATGTTCCCAAACAAGATGATCGTTCGTACCACGAATCATTCTCATTCAGTGAGGGATTATTTGCATAATACTTTCTGGCAAAGAACAGGTTTGGGTCAGGTGCTTCCGCGCTCGTGTTGATGAACGGATTATCCGAACACTCGCAGTCTATAAATTCGTTGCAGGGCCTAATTGTCATGGGACAAAGCTTTCTGTAACGATTCCCTCAAACGGGGCCTTATCCCGTGGCTGTGCGTGAACCAGTATGCCCCTGATTCGACAGTAGCCTTTGATAAAGATACGCATTTGGAACTGGTATCCAATATTGATGGGTCGATTGTTTCCGTGTCCTGCATGAACGGGAGGGTTCGGTAGTGTCATTGTTGCGCGATACCCAGGACAGAATGTGTCTTCAGGGTAGCAGACTGGATCACTAGCCAGTTCGCATGAAGTACGCGCATTGCATTCCTCCCATTCAAACCAGTCGTACCAACATGGGTCTTGATCCACCCTGAACTGAACCTTGAATTCCACCTTCCCAATCAACCGATCAATCCAGATTTCAGCAGAATCAAGCTTCTTCAGACTGAACTGAGTGCCCCAGGTATAGGCAGGGGTTTCGATGTACCACTGAATACGCCTGTCATCTTCATCGAAGTTGTCCTGTTGAGTCAGTTCCCAAAGTTCAATGTCCCCAAGAGTCAGTGGGTTCTGGGAAACGATGGCTGCAAATGCTCGTTCCAGACCACCAAAGTCCGCACTCCACATCTGAAGAATCTGCAACCCCTCAGACATCCCCTCCCACACGGGGGACAGCTTGCTCCCAAGATTGCTGATCAGGTCGAAGTCAAGGGCAACGATTCCCTGATGAATTACGCCAGCAGCAGTCTGCTTTGGGAGAACAGACTGAAGCATCCGGTTGTTGAAGTTGATTCCTGTTCCGAATCTTGAAAGTGAACGATCATTGAATTGAAGGACCCTGTTCAGTTCGCGGCTGATTGCTGACTGTCCCCATTGCTGGTAGTCACGAATTGCAATCAAGAGGGACCTTACTCCGTCGATTGACTGGTAAAACAAGTCTCCATTGACAGGAGCAACTGAACGATCCGATGTCACACCGAACTGTCTCTGGACAATGCGCTGTAATGGTTCTGAAAGCATTGACCAAGCTGCCCTGGTTGGGGGAACGTTCAATGTGTAAATGGCTCGTCTGGTTGAGATGTATAGCTGCCCTTCACCAAGCTGTGTGTCCATGTTGGCCGTATGGTCCAGTGAACGAATGTTTCCAGCAACCGTAGGGACAATGAAGTTCCCTCCCCCAGACAAGTACGTGTTCTCGGTGCTGTGAAGGATCGCATCCCTTTTCTGATACGGGGCAGTTCCTGAAGGACCGAACACAATATCTCCCGCCATGTACTCCCGGCCAAACGCAACCCACATTCTGCCCATGAAGTAATCCATGGGTTGACCGATGGGCAGGTAGGGTGGGACACCACCCATGGCGCTGATCAAGCGTCGTTGAACCCCATCCCAAACTCGTGGTTCAGATACGCCATCCTGAGTGATTAAGAACTGTTCCCCCTGCCTGATCCAGTGCTGAACCTCATTGGCAGGCATGGCTGGGCCAGTCACATCGTGAACGCTGTTGTCTGTATCCACCCTGATCTGGTAGGTTCGCCCTGAAATGTCCACCATCAGGTATGGGAACGCGAAATCAGGCTCGTAAATCTGTCCTCCCTGAAACAGTCCAGGGGCACTCTTGATCTTGGTTAATCGCTTCCAGCCTGCCCGTGGGGAAATACCCCCACCACGCATGGTTGCGTTGGTTGCCCATGATAATTCGTTGCGAGCAAGCCCTTGTGGATTAGACTGAGAAGCAATCGTTGGGATGCGCCCACTGTCAATTCCACCCTCAAACGTGGTAGACCCGTCTGTGACACGGGTTCCGTTGGTGGCTTGGGCCATAATCAGTAAAGTTTACCGTTAACGGAACACAGACTACCCCCGGCATGAGCGAAAATCCAGCGAATCCGAACGACCCCACAGTGCCACGTTTCAGCGGCCCAAAGCGGAATCCGAAAGCGAAGAAAAACCTGTACGGGCTTTCGTTTCCGCCAGTTATGGATGCAATTGAAATCGAGCTATACTGCATACGTAAGGGCGGAAGCTGGAAGGGGAAACAAGGTCAAACATTGGGGATGGGGGATTTTTTCCACTACAAGCGTCTGATGCAACTTTTATGGCCTAAAGACGCCCATCATAGATGGAGCGATTTGATTTTAGAGGAGACGCTTAAAAGCACAATCCTAGCTGTGCTAGGCCCGCGAGATAGCGGAAAAACTCATTGTGCATTAACGCGTTACGCATTGACTGACTACTTCGCATTCCCCCACAACACACTCATTCTTGTTTCGTCCACAGACGTTCGTGGGTTGGAGCTTCGTGTTTGGGGTGACATGAAGAATATGTTCAAGCAGGCGAAAGATCGCTACCCATCCCTTCCGGGGCATCTGCTCGATAGTAAGCACGCGATTTGTACCGACAATCTTATTGAGGGGGAGACTAGGGATTTAAGAAAGGGGATTATTTGTTTTGTGGCGGGAACTCAAGTCGATACTCCGTCAGGAAAAAAATCAATCGAAACGATCAGTCCTGGAGAAGAAGTGTTAAATGCTTTCGGTATCGGTAAAGTAACAGAAATACAATGCAGTATTGCCAGAGAGTTAGTAAGGGTAACGTTATCGGATGGGAGAACCATAGATTGCACACCTGAGCATCCGTTCTTTACACGCAGAGGATGGGTTGACGCGAGTAAGTTAAAGACTTACGATAGGGTGTTCTCAATACATGAAACTCTGCGCCTCTTGCAACCAACCACTCGGACCAGGATACCCAAACAGGAAACATTGCTCTGCTCTTTGTCGAGACAGGCTTCCAGAAAGACCATGCGAATTCTGTCAGGCAATTTACAGACCAGTAAAACCAAAACCAAGTCGCCCACCACATTGGGGCAGATTTTGCAGCACAACATGCGCGAGTCGTTGGGCAGCAGCAAATGGGCTTGGACCAAAGCGAACGACGCAGAACTGTGCTCATTGCGGAAAAGCATTTCAGGCTCACCCGAACCAACTGTTCTGCACGAAATTCTGCCAGATGCTTCCAGAACAAAGGAAATGCGAGGAATGTGCGGAACCATTCATCTCGATAATTCTTTCCAAGACGAGGTTTCGGACGAGATTTTGCGGAGAATCTTGCAGATGGAAAAACAGGGATCGCAAGAGCGGGGAAGATCATCTGAAAATCACCAAAGAGGAACAGGCAATCGCCTCAGCATTCATCGGAGCAGAACTTCATTTCAGAGTAATGACGGGCAGGAGAACCAGAAAAAACGTTCGGCATTTTTACGAAATAGACATAGCGTTCCCGTGGCTGAAACTGGCAGTCGAAATCGACGGTGGGATTCATCGGATAGCATTCAAGCGAAAGGCGGACGCGAAGAGAACGGAAGAACTAAACACGCTTGGGTGGCAAGTGTTGAGGTTCTCGAAAACAAGAGTGAGGGAAGAGTTGGATTTAGTGATTCAGGACATCGCGTCTACAATCTCTCGGTTGACAATCACCCATCGTACAGCGTAAATGGAGTCGTAGTTCACAACTGCATCCCGTGCATGTCCTCTGGCGGTTCATGGCAGGGATTAGGGAAGTACGTGGGGATTAAACAAAAAAGAAGGAGACTACTAGGAGACGAATCGCAGTTAATGAAGGCTGGCTACTTGGATGCATTAGCCAACCTTAACTCCGGCACTGGCGAAGGACACGACTTCAAAGGGGTATTCGTTGGGAATCCACTTGGTATCGGTGATCCGTTGGACCGCATCTCTGAACCTAAAAATGGTTGGGGAACCGAAGGGGAAATCACCAAGACAACAGTTTGGGATAATCGTTTTGAGAACGGCAGAACGGTTAATCTTGTTGGCACAGATTCTCCAAATGAGGATTATCCCAAAGATCAGCCAACGAAGTACCCTTGGATGATAAATTCCAAAAGCATTGAATCCGTTGCTGCTTTCTATGGTCGGGACAGTCTCCAGTTCTGGAGTCAATGTAAGGGTGTCAGGAAGGCAGGGCTTAACGGACGCAGGATATTCACACGAAATATCGCAATCAAGTTCAAGGCGTTTGAGGAAGTCGCTTGGAAAGATGATAGGCAGACTAAAATCTACGCAGTGGATGCAGCATACGGAGAAGTTGGAGGAGATCGCTGTGTTGGAGGATGGGGTTCGTTTGGATTGGATGCCAATGGCGACCTGATTATCCACATGATGCCGCATGTTATTATTCCAGTTAAAGCTGGCACAGATACAGAGCCGGAAGATCAGATCGTAATGTTTGTCAGGGAGGCGTGCATTGAAGCGGGGATTCCAGCCAATCACGTATTCTACGACGCCACCGGGAGGGGGTCCCTTGGGACCGCATTCTCCCGTATCTGGAGTCCATTCGTAAATCCTCTGGAGTTTGGGGGAAAGCCCACATCAAGGCCCGTCTCTACAGAGCTTCAGATTTATGATGAGTCTGAACGCAAGATGCGACCAAAGAGATGTGACGAACATTTCAGTAAATTTGTGACCGAACTGTGGTTTATGACCCGGTACGCTATGGAGGCTGGCCAATTTAGGGGCCTGACTGAAGACGTTTTGGAGGATGGGATGACCAGGGAGTGGACAATGGTTGCTGGAAACAGGATCGAAATTGAGCCTAAGATAAAAACCAAGGAACGAATGGGAAGGTCCCCAGACTTGATGGACTGGCTCGCCACACTGATCGAAGGGGCCAGACAAAAGGGCTTCCAGCTACGCTCCGTTGCTGCCCCACAGAAGCCCCAGAATGACGACTGGAAGGACACGCTCAGGAAGAAGGCGCTTGATCTGCATCATGCGGGGGCACTGAACTACTCAGCGTAAACAAAAAGGGCTGCCAGTTCCACCGAACTGACAGCCCATGGACTCTTGGGACTCTGTACGCAGACACCCTAAATTCGCTCTTGCGTGCCCGTCAAGCGGGTTTTGGAGGTGGGGCAGCAGGATTTAGCATCTCTCGCGTCACAACGCCCTCACGGAACGGGACGAGGAATGCAGCAGACCGCACTGGGGCAGCATACATCCAAATGTTCTCCCCCATGATTTCAAGGAAGAAACTGACTGGCTGGCACACAACCAGCAATGGATTCACGAAACAGGTCAAGGTGTACTTCCCATCAGGGGTTTTATCGTGTTCGGCTGGGATGTTGTACCACGGGTTGTGCCCCTCAATGTAATGAACGATGTGGGAGAAGTCCGATTTGGGATCAATCGAGAAGTCCTTCTTAACATCAGTAACGATCTCCCCCTCTTCACTGGACAGAACGAAATGAAAGAATCCCTTCAAATCCTCCACGTCTGGTACCCATGGGATTGATTCCGGGGTGATGATGAAACAGTGATCGAAGCGCAGTCTGCGAATGTCTGAAATGGGAAGTCCAAACGATCCTGTATCAAATGCATTCCCTGGTCCACTGCGAAGCTGGTAATCGTACCCAGCCCCAATTAATCCACGTTCGTTCGTCAGTATGATTTCACCAATGGGTAGAATTTGTGTGCTCATAATTTATTTTGGTTTGGGCGGATCGGGTGTTTCTACAAATGGGATTTCATTGAACTTCTGCACGAAGTACACCACAGAATGGGCCAGCTTCGTTCCCCCTGACTTCAGGGCATGATCACAGAGCGTTTCCCATACCTGAAGTTCCTGTTCAGTAAACGTGATGGTTTTAGTTTTGGGCATCGTTTGTGGATGTTTCTTTGTGACTGATCAGTTTACCAATAATAGACAACATCCCACCCACTGCCGCAAGTGCCATTACCAGCTTTAGGTTGGGCGCATCCCCACCAATATTGTGAGCATCGTAAAGAGACTTGAAACCATACAGGCAGGCGATGGTTTGAATCCCAGTGCCGAATGGTCCAAGATTTGTGATCCATAATTTCATGGCACCACCAACCCTCCCCCGATAGCAGCGTTATCTATAATGGCAACAATGGCAGCAAGAGTTTCAGAGTTAAGCGTGTCAATCTTGGCTTTAACTTCCTCTTTCTTTTGAACTGAAACCTTTCTGCTTATCTCGTTCATAAACTCATTCACGAGGCGTGTGAACAATTGATCTATCGGCTCAGGCGGCTCTGCCCCTTTGCCAACATTTAGAATCGCTGCGTAATCACGCAGATCGAAATCCTGCTGTTCTGTTGTTTCGTATGTCATAATTGTTAGAACTTTGTCACGATCACCTTGAATGTCCCACTTGCCGGGTCTTTCGCCGCAAGCCCATAGACGCTGAAGCGAACAAACACAGTGTCATTTGATGCAAAGGCTGTGTAGGTTGATCCTGTTAACGGTATTGTCGGAGTTCCCAACTGAACAGTGTCCCCAGGAGCCGCCCCGGTAACAGTGATCGGTAAATCAGAATCGGTCTGCGCAAGTGTGCTAGGGAAATCCAGTGTTGCCGAAGCTGACAGGATATTCGTCACAGCGGCACCAGAAGGACCCACAATTAACGCGCCATTGGTAAGCGATATTGAATTCGTCGCGCGCAATTCCCCGACAGTCAATATGCCATATTGATTGGTGTTACCGGAGCGCAACTCCCAAACCATATTGGAGTTGCCGGTGCTGGAAGATATTGTTCTGAGTAAACCGTTAGATTGACTTGTGCCGCCGAATGATATGCCAAAGGCATCAGCATTGGCTGCGTTTTGAATGAGCAGGATTCCATCGACCGCACTTTTCAGCTTTGTCGTTGACCCTCCGAAGAATATACCAACCCCGGTGGCAGAACCGGAACCGGGTTGAACACTCCCGTTTAATGCAGCCAAGCTTCCACCAGTAGCGACTATGCTTCCACTAGATGCGGTGATTCCTCCAAATGTTGTTACGGCCCCAGAGGATGTTAATATCATATTTGTCGACGGAATCCCGTTTTGGAGTGATCTCGTAATCCATAACCATTCTCCATTGGTAGTGCCGACCGCAGTGATATTCGGTATGTACCCATACTCCGCAAATTGGTTTGCATTTGTAGCACCTGTGCCAGTCTGAAACGCATTGACCGCAAACCGCATGAACATAGAGGCGATTGTGTTTGTCGCGGCGGGCCATCCATTGGATAGAGTCAACGAATACCCTGCCAGAAAATTGCTGAATCCTGCTTGATTGGTTTGAGCAATTAACAGTTGACCGTTGGTGTACGTGATTAAGTTTGGAGTAGCTGAATTAGCAAAAAGAAATCCACTATTTGTTCCCTTTAGTCCTATCCCTCCAGCGGCATCTGGAAATGCTGTCCCAACCCCTATATTTGTTACAGTCAATGCCCCTATTGCAGCAGCCACCATCTGCGTTGAACCACCAGAAGATGGAACCACATTGGTCCATTTCTTGGCTGCTGAGTTCCATGATGGCACATTTCCGTCCGCCAATGATAGAAAGCTCAAGTCCGAGAAAATGCTGTTGGTCCAGAATATTCCAGATGGGGGATTGTTAGTGGTTAATTCACTGCGCAACAACGGCTGCGCTGAAACACCAACTACTGTCAGTAAAAGTGCCAGAAATGTTTTCATGTTATCCTGCTGCAATTAGGTTCCTCCAACCTGTGTTTCCTGATCCGGTTGCCTTGTACCAAAGTCCTGGGTTGTCAGTATTTGAAATGTCCAGATAGGATTTTCCGACCGAAGCTGTTACGGACCCTTCCGGTGAACCTGATCCAGATAGTGACGCTACGCTATCTACGTAGTTTTTTGTAGCAGCATCAGACGGTGAAACTGGTTCAGCTACATCATTGATCAGATTATTGTTAAGTGAGATAGCATTACTTGATATAAGAAGTCCAGCGCCATTATCCGTTAATGTTAATCCAGAACTATTGAAAGTAAGAATGCTGTTAATCGTCAAATTAGACGAAACATCCACAGCGAACGGACCACCGGCGGCTTGGAATGAGCCGTCTGAGGCGACTGTGAAATTTCCAACAGCGGCATTGATTCCAGATGCTGTTTCAAGGTTTCCAAGCCTGTCTACGTTGAAGAACGTTATTCCTCCAACTCGCAAATCAATTAACCTAGAAGATACACTTGATGCAGTATTGGTAATGTTAAGACTTATCCCGGTCGGTGCCCCGCTAGTATTCCATGTTCCAGACAAGTTAAAGACAGGCTGTGTATTTGCTCCCGTAAGCGAATACCCTGACACGATCAAGGCAGACGTATTAACAACAGGGGTAATATTTAATGTCCCTGGATTTATGGTAATGGATGCCCCAGAAAGGATGCCCCCTGATATTGCTGCAAATCCAGTAACATCCACCCCAAACATGGTATTCCCACCAACCTGAAGGTCTAGCAACTGTGAAGCCGCATCACTAGCAACATGAGTGATGTTAAGCTTAATCCCCCTTGGGGCACCCGTAGTATTCCAAGTACCAGCCAAATCAAGGATGTTGCTAAAGTCTGCCCCAGTAATTGATGCGCCTGAAATAACCAATCCAGCCGTATCTACTGGTGGAGTAATTGTCTGGCGCTTCGTGAATGTCTGCTGAACTTCCAGACCAGCTATCGTGAAATCTTGATTTGGTGGGGTAGCTACACGAGTCGTAGCAGCAGTGAACCCATCCACTTCAATACGCAGTAGTTTTGTAGCATCTGCGCTCCCCTTGATGATTGCTGTCGCGTCAGTAAATGGGGGGGAACCACCGCCACCTGCCCCCAGGGCTACTGTCACACCGTTAATTCTGGCATGAAGTTCATTGGCTCCAGATTCGTACCACAAGTCCCCGTTTACCAATGTGCCAGGATCGCCGGCCACAGAACCCACATTGAGTCCTGAATTGTTGGCACCGGGATTGAACGTCTGGCGAACATTATAAACGAAATTAAGAGAGCCAGTCTTGCCAATCGAGAATACTTGGTTTCCTGAAATCTGGCATTCGATAAAAGTTGAGGCAGCATTGCTGGCGGTGTCAGTAATGTTAATCAGCATCGCTGCCGGAGTGCCAGTCGTGTTCCACGTCCCCACAATGCGAGAGAAGGTCTGGCTGGAAGCGGCTGTTACGGTGACTCCCGTAATATTGAGTGCAATCGTATTCGTTGCTGGGGTGAACGTCTGACCACTTGAGAACACGTTCGCAACATCAATCCCAGCCATCGTGAAGTTCTGGTTGGGAGGGGTAGCGATTCTGGTAGCTCCGGCTGTGAACCCGTCAACCTCGAAGCGCAGTTGTTTGGTCCCATCCGCACTACCTTTTACGATGGATGTGGTGTCAACGAATGGGGCAGTAGCAGCAACACTGTTGTCTACGTACGTCTTTACCGCCTTCTGGCTGGAGTAGAGGGTGTCTGAATTGGCAGCAAGAGTCCCATCAATGGATTTGTTTGCTACGTTTTCAGGGGTGAATCCAAGGGCATCCTGTTTGCCGGTAAATGATGTCTGAATCTGGCTACCTGTGGCTTTCCTGCTGGCCACTCCACCCTGAGAGATTTCAAACAGATCAGTCAATGCCACCGATACTGCCGCTGTCAGGTCTTGGATTCTTTTATCAGCCATAAATCAATTTCTCCAAATCCTGTTATCCAGTTCGTCAGTAATTCTTCGTTCCAAATCGTCAGTGATCCTGAAGAACGTTCCACCCAGATTGTTTGACCATGCACACATCATCGCTGTTTCAGCATACACCATCTGGCCCGGTGAAAGACATGTATAAACGCATGATGCATTCCCGAATAGTTCGATTGCATCTGTGCTACCACCCGCAGCAACTGCCACCAAATAAGTTTGGACCGCATCGTTTTGAATTCCAGACAGACAAGAGAGTTCACAACAAGCATTGAACATCCCAGCAACGTTGTTTGGATCGTCCCCATTGATTTCAGCCAGGATTGCGACTTGGGCAGACAGTGCTTGAAATTTGGACAAGCACTGCAACAGGCAGCATGTTTCATCCATGATCGCCTGTGGGTCCTGTTCAATCCCACCCAAGTCAGCCAGAAGCCACACCCTGATTGCTGCCAATTGTTGACTGGTCAGACAGAAGAAACAACTGGCTGCTTCAAGCAGGGAAGCGATGTTTGTTGGGACTCCTGCGATTTGGGCCAGCAGATGGGTCTTGATTGCCTGTAGCTGACCCCCTTCCAAACAGGAAACGCAACACCCTGCTTCTACCAGTGAGGCTGCATCGCATTCAAATGGCATATCTTAAACCCAAAGACACATTAGGACCGTCTCAGCAGCCAGCAACTGCTCTCCAGACAGGCATTCCAGAATACAGGAAGCGAGTGATAGAAGGGCTTGCTGGTCAGTCGAACCACCCGCAATCACAGCCAGAAGGTAGGTCTGGATCGCATCATTCTGAATCCCCATCAGGCAGGAAAGGAAGCAACGGGCAGGATCGAGGAGATTGCCATTAGGAGACTCACCAGCCTTGACTGCCAGAATGTAAATCTGGATTAGACTCAACTGACCAATGGTCAGACAATTTTGCAGGCAACACGATTGATCCTGTATCGCCTGAGATGTGGGAGACGTACCGGATAGAATGGCCAGCAGGTAAACGCGAATGGCCAGTAGTTGTGTACGGGTCAGGCAAAGGAAACAGCGGGCAGCGTCTAGGAGGGTGCCCGGGTCCTGAGAACCACCCGCAATGTCAGCCAGAAGCTGGGTCTTGATTGCGTTCGCCTGCCCATGCGCAATGCACTCAGTAATACAGGCGGCATTGAGCATCAACGAGGCAGCATCGCAGGCGATTGCCATGATTATTCGTCCATCAAGCCACTCAGTTGCTTCTGAGACATGTCCATCTGACTGCCTGCTGAATTATCGTCATCGTCATTACGATCAGGCTTGTCTTCGTTCTCGTCAGAATCGTCCTTATCCTTGTCCTTCTTGTTCTTCTTCCCGTACTTCACTTCCACTTCATCCTCATAAATGTGGACCACTTCCAGAATGACCTGATCTCCGGGCTTAAGCTTGTGATCCCCAAGAACTGATTTGGGCAGCAACGCAGATGCTGAATCATCATTGTCCTCCTTGGCCATCCCGTCCTTGGAATCCATCCCTGAATCATCCGAGTAACCGTCATCGTCACTCTCCTTGTGATTATTCCCGTAAATTACTGGCATATTGTGTGCCTTTCAAATGTTTCAATCCGCGCTCCAAGATTGCTCTCGGAGCGAATTAAGGAAGCTGGCTGCTCATCGAAACAGCCAGCCTCCCAATTACTATCAACCCAGACGGATGATTACGGTGTGCAGTCAGGATTGCAACTGTTGTAGCTCTGAGTCGGATACCCAGGATCAGTGCCACACGGAGGGCAGATCGTGATGCAGGCCCGATTGCGCATGTGGAAGATCGCTTCCGCGAATTCGGTGTACATGGGTCTGATCGACAGCTTGAAGTCGCTGATGAACTGACCCTTGTTCCCGCGCTTGTTCTCAATGACTGTCCCGTCCTCACACGCACCCAGGTTGTCCTTCACGAACTGCCAGCGTCCACCGAAGTTACGGGACGAGAATGGCATTTCGGGATTGACCGGGGTTGCGTCTGCGACCAGTGCTTCCATCGCCATCTTGTGCCAGATGAAGCTGATGGAGTAACGAGCATTCTGCCAGTCTTCATTCTCAATCGACTTGAGACCGGGGGCACCACCAGCCCCACTGGATGCGACGTTCACGTAGGGCTGGATGAACTGGAAACGAATCTTGCCACCAGCCACGGGACCAACACGGTTGAACCGCATCTCCATTGGGTCTGCACGGGTTGCGTAGTTGCCCAACTGCCCGTTGAAGCCGTACCGCCAGTACTCGTTGGCTGCCGTCCATTCTGTGAACCGCCATGCGCCAGAGATGTTGCTGTCGCAGACCTGCTTGTCCAAGTCCCACAGAGTTTCCATGCCAGTGACCAGTTCGATCAAAGGAATGGATTTGCGGTCCCCGAACGGGTTCTTCCCGAAATAGCCCATCAGCATGAGTGGGGACACACGACGCTGAAGCATTTGTGGAGTGAGCCGGGAAGTGGGTTCCACAGTCACGTCCAGATACAGTTCAGAACCGCCTACAGTGACCCAGGTGGGCACGAAATCAGACATTGTGGCATTGGCCACCCACTTCTTGCCCGTGCCAATCGTGAGGGCACGACGACGCAGGAAGTTCGACATGATGGTCGAAGTGGCGGGCTTGAGAATTCCTCCGATAATATATCGGAAATTTTCTCTTGCTTTTGTGATGTGCATTTCCTGATCGAAACAAAGTAATGGCGTCGCCCAACTTTGCTCTTCCAAAAAATAAGTGATTCTTGTCGCACCCCACCCAATGCAGTATTCCGTTTTGTCACAAGGAGTTCCGATGCAATTACTGGCCTGAGTTCGGGACCAAGCCTTGGTTGTATCCGGGTACACGTGATTGAAACGGTCCAGAGTATGCTCTGTGCCCGAGTACGCCTCGAACGTACCCGTCTTAACATGTCCGATCCAACCGTCCATCGGACGAATGTCCTCCAAAATCAACTTATCATAAACAGGTAGCTGATCGACGAGGTACTGAGTAAATGCCCCACAGGAAAGTGTACTAGCCATTTTAGTTCTTCGTTAAAAGTTTTTCTCTCGTACGTGAGAGATTCCGTTGGGGATTCTTTTGAAGAACAGCGAACCTTCTGGTTCCCATACCGCTACGCTGTAGTTCGATTGTTTATTCCACCCCGAACGACAGGTGATGGCCGCTAGTGAAAGCCAATTACGCCTAGCTGTTTTGCACAATAATTATCGGTAAAGTAAAAGTCAAACGGATTTCAATTTGACAAACATCTGGTAGTGGTGGATTGTCCGCTCGTCCGTGACTGGTGTGAAAGCCGGTCGAATGGCGCAAGACTGACACTTTGGACTTTCGGTCCGCTCAGTTCCGGGAAACCGGACCAGCCCCATTCGATCTGGTCTTTCACCTGAGCGGACTTTTTGTCCGGTCTAACCGGACCCGAAACGACACGACAACACAAACCATTGCACAGCAAACCAACCTACCTCACTTCACTGCAATTCAAGACACCACACGACACATCAAGACACGGCACACCAAAACACACCACATCACTCCATCATGTTAAACAAATTCCGAGTAACCTTACAATCCGTCACCCCGTTAGGGGGAGGCGCTCCATTCACGTCCAAACGCGCAGACCGCGAAACCCACGAAGATTTTGAAGTTCGCTGCTACCTCGAAAAGCTTCGCGTAAACGAGGCTGGTAGGTGCATCATTCCAGCTATGGCTCTGAAGTTCTGCATCTGTGCAGCAGCCAAGCATCTTGGCAGACAGGTTCCGGGTAAGGGTAAACGAACCTATACGAAGCTGTTCGAGAGCGGCCTACTCGTGATGGACGATGCGGACCTTGGGATGACTCGTGCTGATGCCAAGCCAATCTGGATCAACGCCAACTCAGACGGGATACGAGGCTCAGGAAAGCGGGTTGCTCGCTGCATCCCAACCCTGACTTCATGGAAGACCACCGTTACAATCGCCGTTCTGGATGATGCGATTGACGAGAAGATTTTACGGGAGCATTTGGACCATGCGGGGATGTTCATTGGGTTGGGCCAGTTCCGTGCTGAGAAGGGCGGAACTAATGGTCGATTTGAAGTGTCCAAGTTAGAACGAATTTAATCACCAAAACACATCAGGACACAACAAGGCACCGCAACACACAACACTTCAAAACACTGCACGCTAAATCAAAACACGACACCGCAATTCGTGCCAACACAAGACACGCCAACTCACAACACTCCACACCATCCCCCATTGCGTGCTGTTTAATTTCTCCACACTACATCCCAAGTCACGCCACTCCACTCAAAACCACAGCACGATAAGTCACAACATTACACTGCAACCCACAGCATTCCACTGCACCCTAAATCAAGTCACAACAACGCACGACACAACACACCATCTTTAGGGGCCAATTTCTCTCCACGTCACACCAAAACACTGCAAGCCACACTAACTCAATCAAACGCACGCCACTTCACGCCACGGCAATCCAATACACAGTAACCCACAGCACCGCAAATCAGATCACGTCAAGCTACCGCACTGCACATAACCCCAAGTCAAATCACCACACACCACTCTATTTTATGCAGTCAGCAATCCCACATCAGGCCAACATTGATTCCGTGACCATCGCTCGATACCTAAACAAGATTGAGCATCACGAATTGATCACAAGGGCTGAATTGCAGGCACTGACACCGGGACGTGAATTGTTCAAGAAACACGCATGGATTCTGTCTCGTGCAATCCTAATCGTTCAGCGTGAGACGGGGAAGTATTTCGCCCATGTGCGGGGTCAAGGAATTCGCAGGCTGAAGGCTGGTGAATTTCACATGGTTGGAGCAGATGCAACCAGACGAATTCACAGGCTCTCAAGACGAACCATCCGAAGAATGTTGGTCAAGGATGCAGACCCGGATAAAATGACGAACGAAGAACGAATCAAATTCCACGCTCAGTTCAGCAGTCATGGAGTGATTGCGATGGCAACATCTAAACGATCACTCAATACGTTAGAAGCAGCTACGGAGGCAGCTAAACGCAGGCTGACGGCAGAAGAGTCGATCAAGTCTGGACTGAGACAGATTGAAAACGGAACCAGCACATGACCCTCCATCTCCTCAAACCCCAAATGCGTGCCCGCATACATCCCACATTATGCAGGTTCTCATTATGAGACCAAAACGTATCACATTAACCTGTAAGAAATGCGGAAAGGAATGGCTTGAGAAACCAAATCATTCGTGGAGAAAGTATTGCTCAACCCAGTGTGCCGGAAACTCCATCCGAATAAACGACAAGGAAAAGGTATGCGTACAATGCGGTAAAACATTCCAAACCACATGGAAGACAAGAAGTAATATCTCTTGCTCAAGAGAATGTGCCTATCTGTATCACGGGATACAACAACGGGAAAAAGGACACAGCCCAATCTTGTTCAGGGATGAATCGAAATGGCTGGCCGCTGTTCAGTCTGAAAAGAATAGGATTCGCACAAGAGAACTGCATCTTGGAAAGATTAGAAACACACCACAATCTAAACGCTATAGTCCAAATCACATCAGGGCCAGAGAATGCTTTTTAAGAGACCCCAGTGGGGTTATTCATTATGTGAAAAACATCACCAGATTCGTTCACATGAATCCTGACCTGTTTCCGCCAGAAACCCTGAACTGGAGACCCGGAAAGAAATACAAAAGCTCAATTTCATGTGCCGCTACTTATGGTCTTGTTAGTATAGTCAATGGACATCGAATGACATGGAGGGGATGGCAGCTAATTGGCAATCGGGAGGGAAGGGAACGGTTTGATCTGATCGCACGAAATTTTACAACCAATGAAAACCCATAAATCAAAAGACGTAAAACGAAGCCTTATACATGCACAAAAGAAATTGAAAATGCTATCCAACTTCTTTGAAGATGAGAAGAAGCTTTGGAACAAAACACCTGAAGAAATAGCAGCCATTATTAAAAAGAGCAATTCTGGTGATTTCTATTTCAATCCCAGTGTGCTTAAGGGCAGAAGTCTTCCATCAAGACGCTTCTGTTGTTGGATTGTAAATGAAGTCAGCGGAGACATTAACGGACGAGCCAGACTCGTGACTGGAGACCTTAAGGGGGAGCAATGGGTATGGAATCGTGACCTAATTCAATGGTTCAGCGAACTTGATTCAATCACGAACGATATGGAAGACTCATTTGCCGTAATGAATCGCCATAACGATGACAGCAAATCGTAACAACCTACCGATCAACATACTTCTCCAATGCATCCTCCCCAAACAATTCCCCCTCCCCCTTCTTCCCCGCTCTCCCATCCCCATTCTTCGGGGCACTATCCTTAAAGGCGTTCAACTCCTTCTCCAGTGCAGCAATCTTCTCACTCATCGTACGGTTCTGGTACACCAGTCTCCCAAACGCTGCTGCCCTGTTGCGCACTTGACTGTGCAGTTTAATCGTCTCTTCAGGGTCCATTTGGCTCCCATCCATGAACACTTTATCTACAAGCTCAAATCCTCTCTGAAGCAATTCATTGCCCTTTTCGTCCCCATCCACAGGCTTGAACAGTTGGGGGTACTTCTCGGCTGCACCCGTATTTAGCGTCGTCCACAGCTTGTTCAAATGCGCCTGCTTGCGCTCTGACATCACCTTCTGTTCCTGCTGGTGTTTGGTGAAGTTGGTTTCTGCATCTGCAATCGCTTTCTGCATTGACCCATGCAATTCCTGCACCTTCTCCCGCTGCATCATCACAATCGGTCCCACCGTATCCCCGAACAGTTCCCGTGCAGCCGTTGCTGCCTGCATATCATCCCCAATCTGCATGATCGCATCAAAATCATCAGGACTCGCCTGTCTGGTTGCCCCTTCACTGTCAGTCACCTTGAACTGTGCAATGCGATTACGAGCGTTCTGGTACGCATTACGGAACGGGCCAGCGTGCTTCTCATTGAATTCTGGGGATCGTTCGTACGCGCTCTGTGCCAATTCCTTTTCCAATTCCTGCCTACGCTTGTACTCAGATTCGTACTGTTCCTTAAACGTCTGCAATTCCTTCACCTGATCCTCGGATGGACCACGGGACTTCACTTTCTCCCTCAGTTCAGCAGCCTCTTTCTTCAGGGCCTCGTACGCCTTCCTCAATTCAGGGGCACTGACAGCCTTTCCGTTCCCAGTCTTGTCCTCCCCAGACTTCTCACCAGACCCCTCTTCCTTGGCGTCTGCTGCCTCACCAGCAGGCTTTTCGTCCCCAGACTGGTCAGACTGCTTCTTCTCATCCTTCGCGTTACCAGCGGGCTTTTCCGGCTTTGCCTCCGTCTCCGCAAACAGCCTGTCCAAATCACTCATCGAATCATCCATCCCCGAACCCGTCTTGTCCTGCTTGGCCCCGCCTGAAGCTTTTCCAACATCAATCTCACGAGGGGATGCTGACGGCACAATCGGTGGGGCAGAACCACTGCTGGAGTCTTGCTGGACAGGCAGGGGGGTGAAGTCGGGGGCAGGGGGTGGGGGTGAGGCGGTAGCGGATTCGGGCATAATAATTTGCAATTTAAGCTATCATGGATTATGGATTTATGGGAACGATCACGCAACCCTCAAGCCAAAGTTGAGGACCGGTTCGGGCGCTTGGAAGTCTGAATACAGTGATCGTTCCTGCTCCTCTTTTCATAAATCACAACTTGGTTTCCAATTTGCAGGCATGTGTTCAAATGGCTCTACGATGATTCCACTCGCAGCCTTAACGACTGGATACATTTCCTCGTAAAAGCTGTGCCGCAAGAAAACAGGGTCATTTCCACGATTAAAACTCGGTGCCTGAAGGAGTAATTCACTAAGCGGATACCCTCTTTCTGTATGGAATGCTACTTGCCGTGCTCGAAACCATCTGTCTGAAAGAAACGCCCAATGAGGGGTCCATAACTTCTGGACTGGAAGCTGTTTCCAACTCGCCTGAATCAGCCTTGGCGTAAAAACTAGCGCAGACAATCCTATTGAGATTTCCGTTATGAAGCCTCTTCTGTTCATGCTTTGAAGTCTAGGTTGTCAGGCAATCCTGCTTTCTGTCTGGGTGTGGTGGCATCTGCAATTCTCCTGAAGAGTTTAAGAAATCCTTTGGCTCCATCAATTTGGGCAGCCTTTATGGCGTATCTATCCATAGAATCAACACTTGGAAGTTCTTCGATGTACTGCAACAAAGCCGCATCAGCAGCCGTATCGAATACTTCCCCATCCACCATGTCCCTGACTTTATCAGCCAAGGGTTTATTATTCAGTAGTTTGGTTCTGGGACTCATTTGCTTCCAATTGGTGTGCTTGTGTTGCTAAAGCTTCTATCTGAAATGTCACCCATTACCTGCTGTTGTGCCCTTGAAAGCAGTTTCACGGCTTCAATGAGTTCGTTTATCGCCTCATGAGCATTGCCTTTAAGATTGGCCTCAATAGCCCTATCAACGATCACCTGCATTTTACTCGGTTGGTCCATTTTGCTGTGCTTCCGCTTTAAGGGCCTCTTGACCGGTCTTCAGAAGCGCCTGATTAGCCTGCTGCTCCATGTCAGCAGCGTGCTTCTGTGCATCCTGTTGCATCGTAATCTCAAACTGGGTCTGTCTCTGGGCTGTCTTCTGTGCGTTGCTCTTGGCACTGGCCTCAATCTTCGCCTGTGTCTGCGCATTGATCGCCTGCACCTTCGCAGCTTCTTCAGGACTCATTCTGGGCTGACCGTTCTGCGCCTGTGCAGCCTGTTGAGCCTGCACCAATCGTTGCTGGTACATCTTCACCTGATTCATTATCTGCCCAATCGCATCCCCGTACTGCTTGACCCGCTGTTTCTCGTTCTTGTCCTGAGCCAGTATGGCAATGTGTTTGGCAACATGCCCAACCATGTTCTCAATCCCAACCAGTTGTTGTGGTCGGGCCATATTACCAAACGCTTGAATCTGTTGCAGGATCAATCCAATCTGCCCCAGCATCGTTTCGATGTACTCGATGTGATTCATCCCAGCCTTCACATCCACCTTCATCCCCATCATCAGTGATGCAGCCGCAATCTGCGCATCATGCACCGCATCCGTAACGAGCACAGGTTGCTCTGGGACGAGTCGTTCCGTGCGTCCAGGATCATCAGTCACAGCCAGCGTATAATCACGCAGGATGTCACGCTGAGGTTCTGGATCGAACAGATTACGAACACTCATCAACTTGTCAGCAATCGCCATCTCCAATGTCTTGTTCCCAGCCCCCATCGTCTTGTCTGGTTCAAGTTCCCAGCAATCTGGATCAAGTACATCTTCAGGGATTCCTGACTTCAGTGCTTCCAACCTGAACTTTCTAACATCTGGATCACGGGAATTCTCTTTGCAGAACCGCCTGCATATCTCCATGTACTGAAACTTCTGGTACATGTACTGTTGCCCCAAGGCTGCACTGATTAAGGCTGTGTTATTGTTCACTTCAGCCATGATTTGGGTTGCGGTTTTCTCAGGCTGGTTCCCTCCAAACTGATTCTGCTGAACGTAGGAACTGCTGTTACTGGCCATAATGTCCCGATTCTGAGCCAAGCCCATCTGAATCAGTCCAGCATCCACCTGCCAACGTTCGTTGTTCGGGATGAACTGCACTGTCTCATCAATCACCCCCTTCTCAATCAGGTTGATCTTGAGTGTGCGCTCGTAATCCTCCAATGAACGAACCCTGAAGTACTGAAGCATGTGCTCAAATAATGAGTCGTTGAACTTGCATCGTAATCTGTTTTGCAAGTGGCAAACTGCGTACATGAGGAACCCAAGGGAACGAACAGAATGGTATCGAAATGGGGCGACGGATGACAGGTCCCCGAATTGGAAGTGAACGATTTGACTGATCTTTTCGGCATATACCCGATCACCTGAATCATAAAGAAAATCACCTTTCGTATCGACCTTTGTTCGCATCCCTTGAATAGACTTGGTTCCTGAATACCCAGCCAATCCACCTGTTCCCAACTGCCAGTTCGCATCCAGTACTACCCTGCGTCTCCAGCCCGCTTCCCCATCCTCATCATCGTAAAAGAAGAAATCCCACGCATCAATCGTTGGGACTGAATCAGCCGAATACAGCCCACTGTCAGCCTTCATCCGTTCAGCCAGCTTTTCCGGGCAGTACAGGTCTGAGTACGGGACACCGAAATCAATGATCCTTCTGTCTGCGTCCTCAATGCAGGCGTTCACCAGCTTCATGTTCCAACCAGGATCAACTTTGGGTCCGTGAGTGAGCCTGTACAATTGCAATGCTGTATATGGCCTGAAGATGGCAAAGAACGGAATATCCCGCATCGTCAGCTTCGTGTTGCTTGGGACAAGCACATCCTCCACCCCTAACGCATTCGGGCACCAGCTTTCCATGTCATCCCAAATGACTGGCCCAATCCCATGCAGTACTACGTTCGCTACGACTGAGCGCAGGGATTCGTAATAAGGCAGGCTGTTCTTCATCGCCTTGCGATTGATCAACTTCGTGATCGTGGAGGCAAAGCCCTTGCGTTTGTGCTTTGGCCCACGATCAACCTCCGTAATTGTGAAGTAGTTGACTGGTTTGGTCAGTGCCCCAATCCCTTGCCCACGCGCATCTTGGGCCAGTTTGGTTGACTCAAGGAAATTGACGTTGGTGACTGAATTGGTCGCCTTGATTGATTCAGCCGTGAATGGGGCAACCCCATTGAACAGATCGTTGATACGGGCACGGTTCAGGGAGCGGGGGTAGTCCCCCAAACGCATGGTCCAGACGGTATCCTCAACAAAGGCTGCACTGGTAAATTTTGCCATGAGTGTATCCTTACGCCTACGCTAGTACTGGGTCAACTTCCCTTTCCCTGTCGCCGTGCTTGGGATGGAATACCAGTTTACGATCAGTGAAGTTAACACAGAATCTCCCGTACTTCCTTTTCCAGTACTCAAATAACCACGAGTCCCATTCCCCATTCCCAATGATGAATCGTTCAGGGCAGGCATTGAATGTCTTGTACCAAACTCCTGGATTTGCAATGAAGAAATCCAACCCAGAATCAACCTGTCTGGCTGATTCCAAATTCATCGCTACAGGATCAAACTCGTAACGAAAGGAGAATCCACAGGCATTCCCGTTCCTTATAGTACTTTCAAGGAAGTGAGAACACCCATTCCCAATCACGATGTCAGAATTCAAGACTGCCACAACCCCACCCAATAACGCAGCAGTGAGGAACAATTCACTCATACGTGGGCGTTTGGTTGTGCCTGTGAATGTGGTGTGTTCAGACCAAAGCTGCACGTTGAATTGGTTCAGGTAAACGATCCCACCAAAGACCGATTCCCAACTGTGTTTGGAAATGATCTGGTTCCGGTCAATGTCTGGGAACTTGCCAAATGGACGATATGACGAGACGCATGTCATCTACGTATGAATATCCCCAAGTGAGGATTGCATTCCTTGGGATAGCCCGGTCCCCAAGCGTCCAGACAATCCAACTGCTCACAGGTGGGCACGATTAAACCGTAGAACCTGCCAGGAGCCACATTCTCCAACAGCATCGTGCGGACAGGATGGGCAGCACGATCCTGCGGGGACTTCCATTCTGGCACATCGTGAAATAGGAAGATGGTTCCTACTTTGGTGAGTGGCCACAGCGCTTCAAGTTCCTTTTGCGTATGCTCTACAGAATGATCGCTGTCCACAAACACAAGATCGTATGGGGCATGAGCTTGAATTCTGGGATCAGACAGGATGGCAGGCGTCCAGCCATTTATGAATTCCATAGTCGGATACCACGGCTCCCACCATGTGGCATCGAATGCTGGTCTCGCGTCTATGCTGATGAACTTGGCCCCCGATTTGCCTACCAAGGCTCGCAGAATGTGCAATGTGGTAAATCCAGTGTACGTCCCAACCTCCAATATCTTTCTTGAATCGGAGGCTGTCACCAGCGATTCAATCAACTCACTGGTTTCTGGTGGAGTGATGTAACGAGGCTCGAATAACGAAGTGATTTTATCAGTGATGTGGGCACGATCTTTAGCGAACTGAATGCGCCTTTCCCATTCTGCCTGCTGTTTGGCGTACGGGTTTGGATTCACACCAGTTCCCCATGGTCCATCTCTGGTGATAACTGCTGTTATGGCCTCGTGATCCATGATTTACGGCTTAATGATCCACCAACTAGTACAGGGGGTGACGGTGAACGGGACATTGTGTTCCATTGCCCACCTTTTTACCGCTTCCTCAACTTCACAGAACCATCCTTCGTCTGTCTTCATTCTGAAATCGTGCCCACCCATAATTCCTCCGGGTTGAACCTTGTCCCACCACGCATCCATATCCTCCATCGCTGAACGATAGCTGTGGTTCGCATCAATATAGACACAGACAAGTTGACTGGTTTGGAACTGCTTGGCTGCTTCCGTTGACGTGTCTCTAATGATACGAACACGGGTGTCTCGTTCAGACAATTCTTCGCACTCTCTAAACTGCTGATCGTACTGTTCCTGAGTGGGTTGGTTCTCTTTATACACTTCCTTGTCCTGCACAGCCCACGGATCAACCATCCAGTACCGTTCACCCCTCCACTGCCTCAAAACAGTCTTGGCGAACCCCCCATGAGCACAGCCAATCTCAGCCATCTCAAGAATGTGGCCAGGACGATTCTTGATCCTGTTCAACCAAAACCCAAGAGCTTCCCGATGATTGATTTCAATGCTCATTTAGAGTCCTAGTTTTTGAATTACTTCCAGTGGAACAATCACCTGCTGTCTTCCCTTAATCCAGATGTCCTGTGGCAAATGAACGGGATCAGGGGCATGGAACTGAATCACTTTGTTGTCTGGGTCTGGGCAATCTCCATTCTGCCTGACTGGGGTGTAGAGATGCTGTTGATCGTGCATCGCCACATTCCCCAACGTCACGAATTCACAGAACGTTTGCGGGTACGAGTTCTTCTGCCTCATAATGTACGTGTTCACTTCCTCGCCTGTCTTCTCCCTCATTCGTTCCCGAGCACGGGCGTACGTATCAACATGGTAAACGGCGGGATGGGCACGCATTGTCTCGTACTTCACTGGGAATGGAAGGCACTGTGACGTACAATTAAACCACTCCATGTGGGCAGGATGCCTTGCACACAGGCTGTTGAATTCTTCGTACCTCAGAATCGGCTTCCCATCACGCATGTAATCGTTTGGTGTCACCGGATCAGTAAAACAACAGTCTGCGTCAATGTGCGCAATGTATGGACTCTTTCCGGTCCTCCACTCATCCGTAGTCATCACCATGTACATGTGATGCAGGAATCCGGCCCCGGGCCACTCATTCATTGTTCTGATACGAACAGGAGTCTTGATGTTCCAGGGTCCAGTCAGTCCAAGGAGAATCGGAAGATCATTGACGGGAATCATAATTGTCACCACTTCAAACCCACTGGCAAACTTGTCGATGGATTTGAGGCAGTATTCCAAATACGAGAAGTCTCTGGCGAATGTGACGATAACGATTTCCATGATTATTTGTTTCTGGCTCGCAAGAGTCTGATGATTGAGTCATCCTTGCAACGGTGAAAGGCCACAGCCTGTGCTGGAACCTGATTCAGTAATTGTGGGGTGATGTTGTGAGGAACCTCCCCGTGTCCGTGAGGGTGGAACCTGCCCCCATCCATGCACCAGACGTGGTAAATCAACGGACTGGCATCTGCCCTTTGCGCTGACTGTTCTCCATTCATGCCAGTATCGAACGCATCGTTATTTTTAACCCTGAGACTGGGGCAAAGTGAGTACGTGTTGGGTGGATAAACGGCTGTCCCATTCATATGCCCCATCTGTGGCACGATTGGCCCAAAGAAAGCCCTTCCTGCCCGTTCGTATGCGTTCTGAAGAATCGACATGAACCCTGGCTTCAGTGCCGTCATGTCTGCTTCCCACCAAATCCACGGAGTCTTAATTTCGTTCTCCATGAACCCAGCAATCAGGTTGAATGCGTGCTTGGAAGCAAATGTGACGTGAGTATTTGGAGGATTGGAATAGTTGAAGATGCTGACTGATCTGAACACTACCTTCGCAATATCCCCAATTCGTGCCACATCGGGTTGTGGGGTATCGTGATCGAAAGCGATGACGGCATGATGATCTCTGGCACCGCCCAATTCACCCATCCACGAAATCTGCTTGAACATCAATCCAGCGTCCTTCCTGCAAAACGGAAGGGCTACCGTAATCAGATTGCCCACATCCCTTCGTTTAGCCCCGCTTGATACATCGTCAGAAACCCACGTTCTTTCGCCTGTGGGGGCATAGTCATTAGACTGCGTGCAATCAGACAGGAAATGCAGATGCCCGGCATTCAGGCACCTGACTGCATTGTATTCATCCAGTTCATCAGCCACCGTGTTGTAATCACAAGACAGCTTGTACTGATGCAGGAAACCAGCGTGTGTTGTGCGATGCTGGATAATCTCTAGCACGGCCCCATTGAACGACAGGTTGCCGGGCAATTCCCATCTGGTTTGGGGTTGGTAAAACTTCCAGCCATTTGGGGGGAATTCGTGTCTGGATTTAAGACGGGCCATACTACCAATCTTCCACCGAACTCCTGATCTTCGCAATCAACTCAGCATCGTTCTTGATGGGTGCAAGAGTCTCAACCTCTGGTATAGGAACAGTCATTGAATTCAACCGTTTCAACAATTCCAGCAGCGTCCCATCCTTATTCCTGTGGAAGATCACGGCATCCTTGTGAATTGATTCCAGCGTGAACGTATTGGGCTGGGATTCAGGTGTGCGAGCAGCAGCGAAAGTGGGGGGCATTCCCATAATCCCCCAGAAGTGATGAATTAGTTTGGTGTGGGCACAGTTCTCAACCAGGAATCGTGCAGCCTCAACATCCCACGCGTACTGGGTTGTGGTGAAATGCTCCAACTCTTCCTTCGCATCAGCCGGATACACCCCGATCCCAGACATCAGCCTGTTGGGCAGTTGTGGGTTGTCGCAGACGTACACATTCCCCATGTACCGCTTCCCACAGGCTGCGTATTCCTTACGGATTGCGTCCAGCCACCCACGCTTGAGCGGGATTGCGTCTGGTTCAAGCCAGATCCAATGGCCTTTGATTCGTCCACCCAAACCAGACAGGGCCATTCTGAGTAACGAATTCGATCCCTGTGGCCAACCGATCACTGCTGTCCAATCCGAATTTACGACCCAATTCGTTTCTGGTGGAATACCAGTGAGCGCTTGCCTAATTGAAACAAGATGTTCTTCCTTGATTGCGGAATCGGTAATAATGAACAATTGCCCATCCCCAATCCCACCCAATTGCCCAATCCACTTGACCAGATCAATAGCCAAGTGCGCGTCTCCGTTGTGGAAAGGAATTACGACGTTCATTCAGTAATATTCTGCGACTGCGTATTTGAATGTGACTGGCTTTACATCAGCATTCTTTGCCGTTCCATGTGGGACTGATCTGATTGATCCGTCTGGCTGAATTTCGATGTCCAGAGGCTCGTTGCTGGCTAGCAGTCTTTCCAGTTCTTCGATTGTTGGTCTTTGAGGTTCGTTCATATTCACACCCACAGTTAATTCCACTCATGGCCCAAGTTCTGCCACATCTTGAACATCTGCTCATTTCGCTTCCACCTCCGTCACTACCCAACACTTCTCCCCCGCATTCGTCAGCACGGTCTTCAATTCAGCCATCGTTTCTGCACTGGTCCCTTTGATGATGTGCTTGAACGGAACCACAACCTTCAATGGCAGGTAGCAATCGCATACCTGACACGTCAAGAGCTTCCCTTCCTGTTCAACGGGTGGGGACAGTTGATGTTTCCATGCCAACAATGCCATGATCTTCTTCGCTGCTTTGGCTTCCAGCTTCTGAATCCACTGTGGGTCTACGTTCTGTGGGCAATGCAGGCAGACTGCTGCACGTTTGTTCGACAGTTCAGTAGAGACGGGCATTCCTCCCTCCCCCAGCCATTCAGCCAGCAATACGGCAGCAGCCTTAGCGTTTTCTGCGGCCTCCGCAACACCCTGAACCCGCTGCTGGAGGCGGGCCGGGATCGAAAGTTGCGGAGGTATCTTGGGGTCCGAGGCGTCCTCCGTGATAAACCCCGTCCACCCACCTGCAACCATTCTGGCTGCGTTGAATCTGTCCAGTTCGTCTGCAATCACGTTTCGATCCAGTGACAGGTTGTGCTGTGCAGTCAGTCCTGGGTTGCCTTTCCGATAATCGTAAATCTGTTGAACTGTCACGTCAAAGGAACGGGACAGGTCAACAGGGAGACTCCATTGAGTTTGAGGTTGGTAGAATTGAAACCCGTAAGGAACTAGGTTGGCCCTATTTCTCAATCTTGGCATGTAGCAATCCTCGCTTTCTGATTATATTGATCGCGGCTGTTAACATTCGGAACTGATCTGGCTCAACTTCCGTTTGCCAGTTTGGAAACCCTTTCAGGGTAAGGATGTCTGTGAACTGATTCACACTACCACAATTAAGACACAGAGAAACATCACCAGAAGACGGCTCGGCTGAAGTTTCCATGCATCTCGCAGAATCCACAATGTATCCACACTCAGGACACCTACACTGAGGCATTCCTCCAGATGTGGTTGGCCTAATTGAATATGGAGATATTGACTCTCTCATGGATAAACAAGTTGATACGTTGTGGCTGGTCCATTGTTCGTAATCACCCTCCATGCAATCTTTGTCTGCCTGAACGATACCACAGGCCCATTGCTACCGCCAGTAATGCGTAGTGAATTCAATTCGCGGGTGAGTGGAATTTCGACGGCCTGTCTTGATTTCCAGTAAGGCCACTCCACAACGCATTCACCTGACCCATTGAATACAAATCCTGCATATTGCGGGTACCCCATGTTCTGCCACTGAGTCAGCAATGGGTGTGGGATTCTGGCGTCCAGTTCAATAGGACAGAATCGGTTCGCACCAGGTACTCGTGCCTGCCACGCCTTCACTGCTTCAGGGGCTGAATTCGTGCATGGGAATACAGCAAGAGCTAGTACATCTGGGTAGTCTTCGATCAGTCCAGACAACTGAAACCTGATCATGTTGTCGAGTGGAGGGCAGTTGGTATTGCCCACAACTATAATCACGTTCTTCCCATCCGTATTGTGAACGATCCCGTAAACATCCCTGAATTCCATTGAGCAAGCGACAACAGCAATCAGGGCCATCCAAACCACCAGAATTAGGCGCATGTGATCAAGATGCATGATTCTGTGTGGATTTGAAGCCTATTCAGTTTTGGTCTGTTCCTGCTTCCTGCCACGATCAACTCCACGCAGAAGGGTCTGCAATGCCCCGATGGCATTCTCCCCGAAATTCAACGAATCAACCTCTTTATGGCAACACATCATCGTGTCAATCTTCCCCTCCACATGATCCCCGTAAATGATGATTACGTTGTCTACCCCCAAATGGTTGGCCATCTTCTCTGTGATCTTGTCCCGTTCTTCGTTGGAAATTTTTCTCATTGGATTCGTTCGATGATTATTTCTGCACCTTCATTCCCTTTTTCGCACAGCTTGCCTGTCAGGTGCAGTTCCGGGATAACGGTCCAAGAATCGTCTGACGGCGCTACAGAGGCAATCAAGGAGTGTGTTTGCTGATCCGTCCAAGTCGATCCTTCGCTTGTCGGAATAAAAGAAAGTAATTCGGACTCGAAATTGCGGATAATTGCCTCCATGTGTGACTTTACTCTTGGGTCTGTGATCAGCCTTTTGCCCGCAATCTTCTTTCGGTTCTTGTGGCCCACGATCCTTCCGCACCGTTTGATGACCATGGCTATTCCTTTTGAGCACACTGGCGGAAGCGTTTGGGAATCTGCGTCTGAGTTCATCAATCGAAATATTGCTCATCGCTTATTGTAAAAGTGCAATACGTTCTTCTTCCAGTTACGATGTCCCACAGGATCAGCCTCTACCGGACAATAAACCCGCGCTGTCGCTTCAATCCAGGGCAAGTCAGGCCGTTCACTCAACGCACGAGTCAGAGTCCTGCGCGCAATCGCACGACCATGACTGGGTGAATTCACCCGTACTGTCGTAATGCCGTACGGGACACGAGCCTTCTTCCCTCCCTCTGCCTTCCACACCGCATCCAACAACCTGTCCATATCAGGGGAAGCCTGAAGCGGGAGGGCTGCCAGTACCAGTACAAACAGTGAGGCGATTCTTCTCATTGCAGAACAATCACGATGATTTGTACGGGTGTTCGTTCAGGTGAATTGACAGGCTCGGGAGTTTGGTTCAATGGGTTCTGTTTGCAGACGAAACGATTCACACCATGACGCACTTCTTCCAGCGGGGGCCAAGGGCCAAACTGCCAACCGTTCTTCCTGTTCATCTCTTTCCATGCAATCATCGGTGAATAAATCGCATGAATAATTTGACAGAGCAAGAACAATCGTGCAATCTTGCACGGTCAATAACGCACAGCAAGATAACCCAAAATGAGCATGTGGCGGAAACGCAATACCGGGGAAGAACCGAGTAAACCTGCGAACAACAGTAAGACCCGTGTCCCTGCTCAGGTACCCAATCCTGCCATGCTCACCAACTCCGTATGATTTGTGCCGCCTGCGGTAACGGTCTTCAGTACAACAAGCTTGAGGTTGTTGAGTGCGAAACCCTCAAGGAATTGATGGGCAAGCACGAGAACAACTTGGTTCTTGTGTCCCGCGAACTGAAGCTGTCCGTGTCCACCCTCAAGCGTAAGCTTCTGAAGCACGGGCTGCGGGAGCGTGGGGTGCCCCTTCCCGGTCGCAGGGGTGGGCATCCGTGCAGGCATGTGCAGAATGGAGAACGGGTTGAACCATCGTGAATTTGAACAATTTCAGCGGCGGCGTGGAAAGCAGACACGCATCTAGACGTGCCAAGGTATGCAGCGGCGTCCAGGGATTGGCACTGGAACGCGGTAACAAGGCCCACCGAATGTTAATCCTGGTGGAACAAGCTGTCCGGCTCGATGCCGGAACGCGCAATGCAAGCGCGGCACGATACGACCGTCCCGCACGTAGCCACAGTCGGAGTAGCGCCCGGCCCGCTGAATTCAATCTTCAATGAACGCAGCCCAAATCACCAAAGCATTGCAAAGCGTGGTGGGTGTAAAGACCCAATCTGGTTTTGGGACATGTCAGCCAAAGATATTAACTGTACATTCAGCAGTGCGGACAAAGCTTTTCAGGCTAGATGAAAGCCATCATCCACTTGTTTATCGTCTGACCATGTGGGGGGCATGGTTCTACCACAATGCCATGAACAATACCCGCAAGTCTGGAACTTGGCTGGTTGTCAGTGGCCCTGTTGGCACAGGCAAATCCACCGTCTCCCGCAGGCTGGCCCGTGCGCTCTCCTGCATGGCCGTAGACGCATCTTTAGGGGGATGGGGTGGAACTGTGCCTGCGGTGTGGCGGGGGGCGTGGGCAAGCATCTCTTCGCACGACAAGAACGCTGAATTCGAGGATGCAATCACTGACCTGAAAACTGCTCACATCGTATTCCTGGATGATGTGGGGGCTGAAGTGGATCGGTTCAAGCAGGGGGAAACGACTTCACGGTTGTGCAGGGTACTGGATATGTGTCAGGGGAAGTGGCTGTTCATTACGACCAATCTGGACAAGCCCATGATTGCAGCCAAGTACGATCATCGGGTGCTGGACCGGATGAACATGGCGCACTGGTGCGATTTGGCAGGGATGCCCTCATACAGACCGAAGATTCCACAGGCAATATGACTATTGGAAATACACGATTCTGGTTTGATGGGGCATGTCTCAGGAGCGCAAATCACAAAACTGGAGATCAGCCATTTGAATGTGGCCTGCGTAAACGATGGCAGATGCCAGAATTCAAAGTCTATGAAGACGAACGAGAATCAACAGGAACCCAAATCAGACTGGCTGCTGGATTCCTGTGGTTATGGGTGAACACTGCCCTGCTTTATACCAAGCGCGACACCCGAAGGTGGGATGATTCATGCCGAAGTTGGGGATTCTACTTCATGGATCGGGTAGAATTCATTTGGAGATGGGGAAATCTTTACTGCTCATTCGGAATTCCATTCATCACCACAGTTCACATAAAGTCAGAAGTTTTGTCTCTGGATCGTAAGCGAGTGGTTCATGTCTGTGGAAAGAAGTTCATGGACGATTACGAATCTAAAAAGAAGGCAGAGACAGAGAACACTGGCACATTCAATTACGCTTATACGCTGCTAAATGGAGAACAGCAGAAGGTTCAGGCAGCAGTCACAGTTGAACGATGGACCGGACGCTATAAATGGACTCCATTCAGGAAGGTCCGAGATTCGATTTGGGTTAATTTCAGTGAGGAAGTTGGACCGGAACGTGGATCATGGAAGGGTGGGGTAACGGGATGTGGCTGGAACTTGCTACCCAACGAATCCGTTGTTGAATGCCTGCAACGAATGGAATGTACAAGGAGATTTGAACGATGATTCCAGCCACAAAACCCATATCAGACCATCACTGTGGTTGGTGTGGCCAATCTTTCACAGAATACCATATCGACTGGGTACACAATGCTAGGGTGTGTCCTGCTTGCTATCGTGACTTTATGGAATTTCAAACTGAACAAACACTCACCCCCGAACAACCCACCGCATCCATTCACCTGTGCGCGTACTGCAACAATCCAGTCCCCAATGGGAAGTTCGTTCATCAGTCCTGTGAAGACAGGCACGATGAACGGGAAGAACAGGCTGATAGGGAATGTGGATACTCTGCTGAATGAACTGAACATAAAATGAAACGAACCAAACCAACTCCCTCCCACACCCAATCACTCCAATCTGCCTTGCACACATGGGAAAAGGCCCGTAATGCATTCAAGACCGACTATGACCTTAGAGGTAAGGCGATGATGGATACGCGCAGGCTGAAGCTCCTGCTGGCACAGAAGAAGGCATTCCACAACTTGAACGAACAGTTCCACAAGTACATTGGGGCATGAATGACAGAGAGCAGAGAGCCAGAATCAAGCTGGAGGACGGGAGCGTCATTCACTGTACCGCCAAAGAGATTCCACTTCTGGTCGAGTACAGGGTGAAAGCACGTATGGACATCTCCATGTTTGAGCAGGCATACTTGGAATTGACTGGAAACACTTTACCGGCGCGTTAGACCTGTAGACGCTAGTGCATTAGCGGACAGGAGACGTTGCCGGTTTATCTTTTATGAATCGTTACGAAACACCCCGCACTGTCTGGGGCCCGCTCCTTCCACCCAAGTGGTGGGTCAGGATGGAGTGCAGGAAACGAAGGATGAGACGGAAATGATTCTCTCTGCCCCTAAAGCACTGACTGCTGATGACCGGATGCCCTACGGACCCTACAAGATGGAGCGGATGGAGGATACGCCTAAAAGAAAAGGATATTGGACTGGGAAGAAACATTCAGAAGCATCTAAAATAAGAATGGCCTTCTCACAAATGGGAAGAAAGCATTCTCCAGAGACTAAGGCCAAAATTTCCATTTCTCAAAAAGGGAAAATAATAACCTTAGAAGCTCGTGCAAAACTACGCGCAGCCAATCTTGGCAAAGTAGTTCCACCACATGTAATAGAAAAGATCAGAAAATCATTGGAACGAACTAAAGCCCAACGGGCCATAAGCGCCAGCAAGACATTGCGTGGTCGTAAGAAATCTCCAGAGCATAAAGCCAAAATAGCTGCCGCACTTAAAGGCAAAATACGAACACCAGAGCACTGCGCAAAAATCAGCATAGCATCCCGCTTAAATAGATGTGGACACCATAAGCGCACTCCAGAAATGCGTGCTAAAATGAGCGCATCAACAATTAAGTCAATTGCCGCCAAAGGGGCCGATTCCAGAAAAAATACTTCTATTGAGCGCGAGATGCAGCGTCAACTCTCGTTGCTTGGAGTTCAATATGTTTCAAGCTGTCCAGTGGCTGGGTTCCTTGTTGATATTTACATTCCATCACATGGAATAGTCATCGAATGCGATGGATGCTTTTGGCACTGCTGCGAACAATGCGGACATCAGAAAAATCCCAAAATGACTGCGGCAATCAAAGCCAAAGACAGAAACCGAGACGCCGCACTGAAGCAAAACGGATACACGGTTTTAAGGTTCTGGGAGCATGATATTAACACGGATTCTGCCAAGTGTGCTACGGTAGTAATCAATCACATTAACGGAATCACGGCATGATCATTAAAGCTCCAGACCCGATAAATGATGATTTCAGGATGCCTTTCGGGAAATACAAAGGCGAAAGAATTGGCGACACCCCGGTCAAATATTTGCATTTTTTGTGGTCCCAACCCGGATTCGACCG